CTTGCGCAGTCCTGACGGAAGGTCCTCCGAAACTTTTCAGAAACCAACCGCGCGGACCCGATTCAGTCCCCGTATACTTATTCACCCGCATACAGTGCCGGGTATATACTGCCGCACATAATTCGGCTTTTGTACAGATGTTTATCTTCAGCGAACGATAGTATAAAGCCAGTGCTGACGCGGCATTGCGGCTGTCGTGCGAACGTATCATCGTTCATTTGTCGATTGAATATTTCGTTAAACACAAGATTTTGTGTTTTGCGTTCTTATTTCGTAAGGCTTTCGATGCATAAACGATGCATGAAACGGGGGCTGCGTGAACCCAATCCGACAAGGAGGGCACCCACCCCCAAGGGCCCCTATCGAGGGGCTGCGTCTCGTGCCGGAAAAATCCGCGTATCAAAAATAACGTTTGGGAATCGGAGGTGTAACCGCATGGGCGAATTGAAGCTAGCCGTTTTGATTATCGGCATTCTTGCGGCAGTTGTCTTGCTTGCGATTGGTTTATCGCCTGACGGATGCTTTAACTGTTATAACTGCTCACGATAAACTACCCGGGGAGGTAACCGCATGGACGAAACCGATGCGTTGGTGCTGTCGTTTATGGTCGTCGGCATTACGGTGCTTGCGATTATCCTTGCATAACGAAAAATCACCGAGAAATTAGCCGATTAGCCATCGAAACGACCAAATATATTACCTCGGCTTGAAAATCGATAATTTCCCGTAAATTTCCCGTAAATAATCGACGTTAGGAGGTCGGGTATACCATGAGTAAACTAGAGGTAGCTGCGTCAGTCCTCATCGGCATTTTTATCATTGCGTTTGCGGCGGTCCTTATTTTCGCTATCCGCACGGCAGGCTTATCACCGGCAGACACCGCGTTATTGATCACCGTCTATGCTTTGACTATTTTGTCGGCTATACGGGGGCTACGGTGGTTGCGATAAATAAAAAAGAGGGCCATCACCGCTCGGCCCTCTTTGCTTTGGTAATGCGTTCTCTACGTACTCTTATTGGGTAAGCTTCGTAACCGGAAAGCCCGCTGATAGAGCTTTTCATGAAGGGGCGTAGAGAACGACAACTATATTATGTTCAAGTCTTGGTTGGGTTATACAAAACCGTACCGCCCTCAAATTGAATTATTAGTTGGCGAGGATTTTTAAGGAGAAATCGAGGACGGTATAGTTATAGTATGACCCTTCTAAACACGTTTATTTCAAAAAAAAAAAATAACCAGTAAATTAGCCGTTTTCCTCTCCAGATGACCTAACGGTCCACCTCGGGTAGAAACACGGCAATTTCCCGTGATTTTCTCGGTAAAAATCAATGAATGGAGGCGATGCCATGGCGTGGACCGGCACCGAGTGGCTAAAACGAGAGAAACGCGAGGAACTCATACGCAAGTACACCGAGCTGATCGACGCTATGGCCGCGAATCAGAATCGGCTTACTGAAAGTGAACTCGCTGAACTTGACGAGTACCTAACGGAGCTTGAGCGGCTGGAGCGTATCCACCGGGCTGAGCGTGATCTGCTCTATTTTGCATGGGAATATTTTTCGGAAACGAGAAACCCGGGCAATCCGGGCAACTGGGATAGCTTTGAGCTGGAAGATGTAGCGGATGCACCACAATTTCACAAAGAAATCTGCGATGAAATGAATCGTATCTCGTATGTCAGGAGGAACGGCAAGGTAGCGGTAGCCGCGCCGCGATCCCATGCTAAATCGACGTATTTATCAAAAGCAAATCCATTACGAGAGATCGTCTATCGGTTACGAAAGTACATCATCGTCATCTCGGAGACACCGACAGTTTCCAGCGCGAACCTAGAATGGATCGCGAACCAGCTAAAGCATAACGAGAAACTACGGAAGGACTTTGGTCCGTTGCTCCACCCTAAACAGCAGATGAACCCGAGGGATAATACGTCCGAGTTTGTTGCGTGGGAGCCAATGGAGGATGATAGACAGCATCAAATATGCAAGGTTGAGGCGGCATCAACGGGGCAAGCTCTTCGTGGACGAAACTGGAACGGAGTGCGCCCAGACTTGGTTATCTGCGATGACCTCGAGGATAAGCGGAATACGAACACAGAGCAATTACGGCAAGAACTGTTTGACTGGTTTACGAAGGTTGTCATGCCGTTGGGCGATCCGGCCGGCAAGAAGACTGCAATAATTTATATGGGTACTGTCGTACACGTAGACGCTCTCCTAATCAAGGTCATGAAACGTACTGACTTTAAGACTAAACGATACAAGGCGCTTATTGAGGAACCCAACCGGACAGACTTGTGGGAGAAATGCCGATCGATCTATCTTGACCCCGAAAGGCCGGAAGATGAGCGAGCAGAGGCGGCAGAAGCATATTACCTCGAACACAAAGGCGAAATGGACGAGGGAGCTATCGTACTCTGGCCGGAAGTTCAGCCGCTGTGGAAACTGATGCGTTGGAAGTGGGACAACGGATCGCGCGCCTTTAATACGGAGTACCAAAACAATCCGATCGATGAGGAAAGCGCGATATTCGTCCCGGAAAAGTTCCGTTACTATGACGAATCCGACATCTACGACCAGTACGGCCGCATGATCCCGATGGACCTATACGCGTTTTGGGACATTGCGCAAGGCAAGAACAGGCGAAGCGACTACAATGCAATTGTTACGGTTGGCCGCTGCCGGCGGACCGGTGTCCTCTACGTCCTTGATGCGTGGGCCCAAAAATGTCAGGCACACGTTGCGCTCAAAGTGGCGGTCGAAAAGATCAAAGAGTACGAGCATCGGGCCTTTGCCGTAGAGACTGTCGGTGCCCAGTTTGATATGTACCGTCAGCTCCAAGAGGAGTTATCCCGGCGCAAGATATACCGGACAAGAATCAAATCTTTCTCGTCCAAAACGAAAAAAGAAGAACGCATCGAATCACTGGAGCCGCTTATCGAGAGCGGTTTTTTGCGTTTCAACCGGTCCCATCGATTGCTACTTGAGCAGATGGAACAGTTTCCGGGAGGTACTCACGATGACCTGCCGGACGCACTGGCTGGAGCCGTCGACATTGCAGGCGGAAAGAGACGACGTAAGAAGTCCTATTATAAAAAACCACCGGGACTATAAGGAGGTGAACGAGGCTGAAAGATATATTCGCTGTTGGCGAATTCTTCCCAACGGAACAAAAGAGGCACAAGAAGCGCATTGAGCGCTACAAAGAGAACCAGAAACTGTTTAAAGGCGCTCATTATGATGTATTCGAACGTGTGCATCAGCGGCTGACTCAATCCCAGCGCGATACGGTATACATTACCGCAAACTTTCCCGGACTCATCTGCAAAAAGTCAGCGGATTTTCTTTTCGGGGAAACGCCGACATTTTCGGCCGGCAACGGAAAGGACCACTCGCCAGAGCAGGAGACGATTGAACGGCTGGTACAAGAGAACCGGTTGCACATCATCAATTACGAGTCAGCGCTGGGTAATGCATACCGAGGTGACGCGTTTTACAAAGTCCGGTACAGTCAGCACTACGACGGATTTTTAGACGAATCCATCGACCCGTATCGGGTTATCATCGAGCAGCAAAAAGCTGAATACGTGTTTCCTGAACCGCTGCCGACCAATGAGAACCTGATCTTTGCGTACCATATTGCTTATCCCGTCTTGTTTGAACGCGACGGCAAGGACGACTGGCAACTGTTTGTCGAGAGTCACTACCCGGGACTGATTAAATACCGCAAACTCCGTATGGAGCCGATCACGTATAACATGGATAACAAAGTCAAGCAGTGGCGTATATATGCCGAGATACCGCCAAAAGAAGGCGAAAAGCGAGAAGTAACAACGGGAGTGCCGTTTCCGCTCGTTGTTCACGTCCCGAACTATGGGACTGACGAATCTTGGGAAGGGATCGACGATCTCTCGGAGCATAAGGCTATATTCGACGAGATCGATAATCGGTTGTCTCAGATCGCCAATATCCTTGATAAGCACGCGGACCCGGCGATGGCAATACCAACCGGGTCACTAGAAGAAGATGACGACGGCCAGCCAATATTTCGCGCCGGGCGAGATAAAATTTTTGAGGTAGACGAAAAAGGGATTGCGCCACATTATATCACTTGGGACGGCCAGCTCATGGCTGCCTTCAAGGAATTGGAAACGCTGCTCGACTTCCTGCTTACAACGGCGGAACTGCCGCCAGTTGCGCTTGGTCGGGATAATTCGGGAACAAGCCATACGTCAGGGGCTGCGGTCAAGTTTCGGATGAACTCGCTGCTTGCTAAGATCAACCGGAAGCGCCAGTACTATGCTGAAGGGCTCGCAAAGGTGTTATACATTGCTCAATTGCTTGAACATGCGCAGGCACCGGGACGGCTTAACTACGAGCCTACCATACCGAAAATCCAGTTTAAAGACGGTTTGCCAGACGATGAACTCGAAATGGCAAACCTGACGAGCATACGTACCGGTGGGAAGCCGACACTGTCGCAGAAAACAGCCCTGATGAGACTCGACGACATGACCGAGGAGCAGGCGGAGGCAGAGCTTGAGCGTATCCGGCGTGAAGAACGGGAAGAGGCACCTGTGGACGCGAGCATCTTCAACGCGCCTAAGGACGGTAAGGAAGATGATACTGAATGAGCCGCATACCCGAGACGCAGTATGATTACGACGTCGACAAGCTCGTCAGCGCATTTAAACAGGCGCTCCAGAAAGTCCGTAACGAGCTAAACGGAATGGAACTCGTTGGCATGCGGCGGGCAATCGTACTTGCCACAATCCGGGAGATTGAGAGCATCCTGTCGGAACTGCTCGATGATGCCGACGACTGGATACAGGAATATATCCCGAAGGCAGCTGCTGGAGGCGTTGCTGAAACGCTCGTTGCCCTCGGTGTCGTAGAGACAGTAGAGGAAGCGTTCAAGGTCGTAAAATTAAGCAAAATCAGCCAAAACATGGTTGCGGCGGCTATTGCCGACACGCAGGCCGATATCCTTGCCGTGACTCAGAACGTAGAACGAAAAGTCCGGTCGGCGATCAAAAAAGCATACGCGGATTCAGTCCGCGAGAACATGGCCGCAGGCATCAATGGCCGGCGTACGATATCCCGGGATGCGCTCGACAGGATGCGTCAGGAGCTTGGGAAATCGTTGGATTCGGGTATCATTGACGCAGCCGGCCGCAGATGGCGACCCGATTCCTATGTCGAGATGCTAACGCGCACCAAGATGATGAATACGTACCGAGAGGCGACGACAATATCTGCACTGGAGCGAGATGCGCAGTATGCGGTCATATCAAGGCACGGCGCAACTGACGCATGTAGCAATTGGGAAGGCCGCATTATCAAGCTCACGGCAGAAGCGCCGGGGCCGTATCCAACATATGACCAATTGCGCGCGACCAAAGAGATATTTCATCCACATTGCAAGCACACCTTTACGCCTATCCGAAGTGCTAGGCGGTACGAAGATGGAGAAGATGATCCCGACGAGTGATACACGCTCGTCTTTTTCGTATGCCTTACGGAATGGCTTTAAACTTTCGGAAACTATGCACTACGCGGTGCTAAAACGCGGGAGGTAAACAATGGAGAAAATGTATAGACTGCCATTAAACCTGCAACTATTCGCAGAAAGCGAGGGCGGCGAAGGTGACGGGGAGCAAGCGAAGGAGGTCGAGACATCAAAAACATTTACGCAGGAAGAGCTGGACAAAATCGTCGCTGATCGGCTGGCACGAGAGCGTAAAAAGGCCGAGAAGTACAGCGATTACGACGACATCAAGACAAAACTAGCTGAGTATGAAAGGCTTGCCGAGGAAAAACGTCAAGCCGATCTGTCCGAGCAAGAACGATTGGCCGAGGCGGCTAAGAAGCACGAGGAAGAGAAGCAAACGCTGGCGGATGAGTTAGAGAAGATGCGTGGCGAGATCGAGAAAGAACGCATCACCAACGAGTTTATCAAGGCCGCAACCGGCAAAGTAGCATACGTCGACGCTGCGCTGAAACTGGCCGATCTGTCCGGGGTCAAGGTGAAGGACGGAAAGGTAACCGGAATGGACGAGGTAGTCGAAGGGCTCCTGAAAGATAATCCGTTTCTTGCGAATAAGCCGCAGCAGCCGGTTGGCGGCGGCACGAATCCGAGCGGAGACTCCGCACAGGTAGATGTAAAAGATATGAACCCGTTCCAACTGCTCAAAATGGGCTATGGAACAAGAGTATGATAAGGCGCTAGAAAAGCGTCTTTTTATTTTCTAAAAAATAAGGAGGAGTTTTATTTATGGCACAAACTTTACCTGAAGCTGCGAAGCTATCTACAGACACCTTGCAACGAGGAGTTATTAATCTGTTTGCGCGAAATTCCGCGGTATTAGAGATGCTTCCGTTTATGGAGGTTGCGGGCAATAGCTACATGTACAACCAAGAGAGCGTGTTGCCGGGAATTGGATTCCGGGGTGTAAACGAAGGGTACAAAGAATCTGCTGGTATTGTGAACCAATTGCACGAGGGAATCGTAATTGTCGGTGGTGACGTAGATGTTGACCGGTACATTACCCAGACCCGTGGTAATGTGAACGACCAAAGAGCCGTTCAAACAGAAATGAAAACGAAAGCTCTATCCCTTGCTTGGACAAAAACATTCTTCAAGGGTGATGTTGCCAAAGACCCGAATGGTTTTGACGGACTCGAAAAACGTCTGACTGGTAAGCAGGTGATTGACGGAAAAGGCGGGGAGCTCACCATCACGATGCTTGACGAATTAATCGATTCCGTAGAAGGCGAACCTGATGTTATCTATTTGTCAAAAGCAATGCGCCGCGAACTGAAAAGGATTATCCAGAGCCATAACGGATATGACGAAGGCAGCTACGATGCATACGGCCGCCCGGTGATGACATACGGCGGTATTCCAATTCGAGTGATTGAGACTGACGCAAGTGGTAGTGAAATCCTCGGCTTTGACGAAGCCGGCGGTACTGCTTCCCTGTATGCTGTGAAGTTTGGTCCTGAACAATATGTATGCGGTCTGCAAAATGAAACAATCTCTGTGCGCGACTTGGGCGAGTTGCAAGAAAAACCTGCATTCCGGACGCGTATCGAGTGGTTCACTGGTCTTGCCGTATTCCACCCACGCGCCGCTGCCCGGTTGTCCGGCGTAATCAAAAAAGATGGAGGTTCGGAGGCATCTAAACCCGCTGCAAAAGCCTCCAAATAAGGAGGTAGGTCGTAATGACCGTAAATATAAACGCTGCTGACGAGTATATCACAGCGAACTGTATAGACGTGCAGGACTGGCTAGAAAGCGATCCGGAGAGGAAAAAACGATTACTAACCGTCTCGGCAGATACGCTTTCTAGGCGGTACCCCCGCCTGTCTATACCGGACAATGCAGTATACGAGTTTGCAAATGTGCTTTCCGTCAAGTTTAACGACACTTACAGACACGCATCGAATGGTGTCCAATCCTACTCTGTTACGGGAGTAGCGACGTTTTCCTTTTATCCGATGGAGAAAGACGTCAGACAAATGGTCACGCAAAAGGTCCTTGACATCATCAGCGACGAGAACGATGTAGACTTACGGCTGCGACGTGTCGGAATGGGGGTGCGGTAAATGCCTCTTATTCCGATGCGGCAAACGCTGCACGTTAAGCGTGGTTCCGGCGAACTGGACAAATGGGGCAATCCGAAGCCGGGCGCATCCGCTGAGTACAAATGCCGAGCAGACGAGGGACTGTTCGTTGCCGACGACATGCAGGCGAGAGTGACCGGTAAATCCGAGGTTGCCAACGTCAAGTTTCTTCTCGACAGGCTCCCGGATATTCGGCCTGACGACCAGCTCACCTACGTAAACGAGCTCGGCAAGAAATACGAGGGCCGCCCGAAAAAGGTCCGTGTCTTGCGGGACATTGGCGGAAAAGCGCTGCTTACGGAGGTGTTACTATGAGCCTCGACTTTGATATCAGTGATTTTCTGGCGAAGACGCAAGCGAGCATAAGCAGCGTCATGCAAGCCGGAAAGGTCGGAATGCAGGACTCGGTGGACGATTTGGCCCGAATCGCTACCGACATCGCTCCGATCGATAAGGGAACGCTCAGACGAACGGTTGATACGAAAGTGAAAGCATCCAAAGACAGTGTCATCGGGGAAGTGTCGTTCTCGGCCGTTGAAACTTCGAAGCGTGGCCGTTTTAACTATGCGCTCTGGACCCACGAAATGACATACAAACTTGGGGAGCAATCGCAGGCGGCTCCGGGAGTAGACGGATACAGCGTCGGCAACAAATACCTGTCACGACCACTATACGGAGAGCAGTCGAAATACTGGAAATGGGTTGCGGACTCCATTCGGGGGAGGATCGGCCGGTGAAGATACAGGAACTTATCGCGTGGATCGAGCAGAGAGCGCCCGGCACTTATTTCCCGTTTATGTTTCCGACTACAGGACCGGATGCCTGTTCGGTAGTTACGCTTCAAGCTGGTGGTGCAAAAGATCGAGATACAGGAGCGAGTTTCCCGTCGTTTCAGGTCCTTGTTCGAGGTGCCTCGCGTGACTTCGAGGAGACCGAAGCAAGAGCTTACGCCATCTTTAACACAATAGCTAATCGCAAAGAGCAACAAATAGGAGCCGATTCCGTGGTCGTGATTTACCCGGTCGGCTCCGTTCCTTTTTTCATCGGGGTTGACGAGGTCCAAAGGCCTGTATTCTCGATGAACTTTAATCTAATCATTCGGCCATAAGGAGGCAAATATATGGCAATTGTAAACGTACCAATGGGACCGGCAATCGTGGAATATGGTACCGGCCCGGATAAAATCGTGTTTGATATTACGAAAGGTGGAATCGTCTTTACGGCGAACACGTCCACGAAAGACATTACGGTGGATCAGTACGGGGATGCACCGGTAAAATCAATTATCAAAGGCCGTACGGCAAAGGTGACCGTGCCGTTTGCCGTCCAAGACCTCGACCGGCTGGCGAAAGCAATTCCGAATGCGACGCTCATTACGTCTGGTACGGGCGCCAAAGCCAAGAAGAAAATCGAAGTAACGGTATCGGCAGGCTTTGACTTGTCCTCAACGGCAAAACCACTCGTAATCAAACCGACGGACCCTAACGCAACTCCGAACGATTGGGTCACGATTCCACTCGCTGCGGCCGTTACGGACCCGGAATATACCTACGATGATGACAAGGAGAGGATCGTCAAGGTCGAATTCACCGCCTATGTGGATTTTGATAAGGGCGGTCTTTTGTATATTCTCGGGGACGAGACGGCAAAACCGGAAACGGGCAAGTAAAACAAAACGGGAGGGCGCTTGCTCTCCCTCAAACATAAAAGACCTCCAAAAGGATGTGAAATTGATGTTAAAACCCGATATAAAGCCCGGTGATATTTTAATTATGAAAGGGTATAAAGCGTATGAAGTAATCGACGGTGAAGCTTATAGTTATAATGAGGGTGATCTTACAGTCAATGAGGTTGATGAAGACAACCAAAGAATAGGTAATCCTCAAGAACTTAAGATCAAAGTGTCTAACCCAGTCATAGACGTTATAAGATAACATAGAAAATTCTACTAATAAGAAGGGAAATCCTTCTAAAAAGAACACAGCTATGCCAAAAGGCATGGCTTTTTTATTTTCAAACGGAGGTTACGATGCGCGAACTAATCAAAAAAGCGATGCGGCGGACTGACGTTGTCAAGCTCGGCAAGCATCAGGTCAAAATAGCGAAGATTACACCTAAAAAGTGGCGGCCATTGGTCGAGAGTATCCAAGTGCTGCCGCAACTGATTTCAAACGTGGTATATGCTCCGCCTGATGATTTCGCCGTCTATGCGTTACAGGCATCTGAGGTTGCTCTAGATGACTTGCTACTCACCGTCTCAATCCTAAGCGGAATTGACGTAGAAGAGCTCGAAAATGAAGCCGGGATTGATGAGATCGTAGACTACATCGTCCGTGTATACGAGTACAACAATATTGACGATCTAGTAAAAAACGTGAAACGCCTCCTGCCGATGCCGACGGAATAAGCACGGAAATCGAAGATGGCGGAGGCGCTCCGATATATACAATCGATGATTTTCTCCGAGATTGTGCGGTAACGCTTGGAGTCCCGCAGAAGGTCGTCGAGGACGAATATTATATCCTCGATTTGCCCGACATATTAGCAAAAACACGGGAACATCAGGCCGCAAAGGAATTGCGACTGGCGCAAATGCTATTAGCGACGAATGGGCGGCACCTACCCGAAGATGATCAGAAACAGTATATACATGAGATGCGAAAGGCGGCTGGCATTAAGACGAAACAGGAAGAGCAGCGTTTTAGCCGCGAGAAAATGGATGAATTACGAGCCTTTACCGACAAGTACATGCGGTAGGGCTCTTTTTTGAAAGGAGCTGAACGCATGGCGGTAGCAGTCGGTGGGACTGCAAACGGTGGGGAAATCAGGGCCCGCATGATGCTTGATCTAAAGGACTTTTCGCAGAAGATGGAACGTGCGCGAAAAGAGATGAAGGATACGAAAGAAAAGTCGAAGAAGACGAAAGAATCCATTGAGAAGATGGGCAAGGGCGCCGCTGTGGCCGGTGCGGCTATGGTCGGCGGATTCGTCGCTGTCGTCAAGCAGGCGGCGGACTTTGAGCAGCAAATGTCGAAGGTCAAGGCGATATCTGGCGCAACGGGAGACGACTTTCAACGTCTGAACGAAACCGCGCGGCACCTCGGCGCAACAACGAAATTCACGGCAACACAAGCCGGGGAAGGGATGGAATATCTCGCACTTGCCGGCTGGAAGACGAATGATATTATCTCCGCCATGCCCGGAATGCTGGACCTTGCGGCGGCCGGTGCGCTAGACCTCGGCCGTGCTGCGGATATCGTGTCTGATACCATGCAGGCGTTTGGACTCGACGCGAGTACGGCGACCCATGCCGCTGACGTATTTGCTTACGCACAGGCCAACGCAAATACGAACGTAGAGCAAATGGGAGAGGCGATGAAATACTTGAGCCCGATTGCTCATGCGCTGGGCTGGTCATTGGAGGAATCTTCGGCGGCTACGATGAGTCTAGCGAACAGCGGATTGAAGGGCTCAATCGCGGGTCAGGCGTTTGCGTCGTCACTTGCTCGTCTAGCGAAACCGACGAAGCGAATGGCCGGCCTCATGAAAGAGACGGGCATGGAGTTTTTTGATGCGCAAGGCAAGATGAAAAGTATGCCGGAACTCGTTGCAGAGATAGAAAAGGGAACTAAGGGCATGACGGAACAGCAACGATCGGCGGCACTGTCGGTTCTCTTCGGGGCTGAGGCGTATAAACACTGGGCAATTCTCCTCGACACTGGTTCCGGCAAACTGAAGGACATGACGAAAAATCTACAGAACTGCGACGGGACTGCCGCGAATATGTCCAAAACGATGCTCGATAACTTGTACGGGTCTATCGAGAAATTTACATCCGGGGTCAGTGATGTTGCGATCAATCTCGGGTCCCACTTTATACCGGCTCTGCGGAGCGGAATCGACTCGCTAACAAAGTTTGTAGAAAAACTCGGAAAAATTGATCCAAACAAGGTCGAGTTCTTTTTGAAAATCGGCGGCACTGCGGTCGGGATTCTAGCGACTGCCGGAGCCATTTCGAAGTTAGCCGGGGCGCTTCGGACGCTGGTACTAGGCATGGGGCCGATTGGCTGGGTCATTACCGGGTTGTCCGTATTAGGTGCGGCTTATGTCGGGTACAAAACGTCGACAGAACAAGCAACCAGAGTCAATTTAGACAACGTTAAGGCGATGCAGGCATCTGCGGATGAATTCGAAAAGCAAACAAACCGGTTTAAGGAGCTTCGAGATAAGAATAAACTATCTAACGACGAAATGCTGCGCCTCCTCGATTTACAGGAAAAAATAAAGAGGAATACCGATCCTGAAATCCTAAAGTATCTAGAAGATGAGTTCGCAGAGTTACTTAAAAAATCAGGTTTGACAAACGATGAAATGAAGGAATACCTCGGCCTAAACGATAAAGTCATCGAACAAGTCCCTGACGTAGAGCAAGCAATATCTTCGCAAGGAAAAGCCTACGTTACAGCTACTGACGGTATCGATAAGTGGAACGATGCCCAACGGGAAAAGATACGATTAGACCTAGAGGCGCAGAGAACAAACATCGAAAATAACCACGCTCAGGCCATAAAAGACCTAAAAGAAGCAGTGAGAAAACAAAAAGAAGCTAAGAAAGAGATAGAAGAACGCGTAAAAATAAGAGACGAGTTAGAAGCGAAAATAAAGAAGAAAAAAGAAGAGTACGAATCCTCATCAACTTGGGTGGAAAAACAATTACGAGGGATGGAATTAAAAGCTCTAGAAGACAAATTGAAAACACACAAAGACATTATTAACGCAAGAAACGATGAGGTCAAAGAGCAAAACGAAGTAATTTCGGGGATAAACGAAGAAATCAAAAAATATGGGGACGTCTATAGTGGACTACAGGAAATATACCTGAAAAATGTCGGAATAACGGCTGAGAAAGGGAAAGAGGTAGAAGCCGTACAAAAAGCCATTGATGAAACCAATACTCTAATAGATAAAAAGAAAGAAGAGTTTGGCGCAGATGGAAAGATAACGAAGGAAGAACAAGACCAGATAGGTAAACTCATAGAAAAGCGAACTAAACTAGAAGACACCAAAAAAGCGATTGAGGATAACAAAACGGCGCAGGAGAAGGTCACTACGGAGGTCAATCGCGGTGTGACGGAAGTGAAGAAGTTTAATGATGCAGCTAAGGACTTAAATAAAGAATTACGCGAAAAAATCACGAAAGAAGTAACCGTTCAGTACAACAGGGTTCTGGGGGCTACGATGTCGGCGGATACGTTGAAAATAGGGGACAAAGAGTATCCCTTTCCAGATCACCTCAAAAACCGGTACGATCCGACGCCAGCGAGGAAATTCACCGACTCTTTCGGGTTATACCAACGCCACGAAGGCGGAACGCTCCCGAAACTCCATGCTGGAGGCTCGCCGATGTTTTCCTTCGGCAACGCACCGAAAGCCCACGAAATAGACGTTCGGCTCCTGCGCAATGAAATGGTCTTGACCGAAGCGCAGCAGGCGAACCTTTTTGCGCTTATTAAAAACTTCGATTCCATTGCACGAAAAGCTGAGAAAACGATTCGAGACGGTGATGAAAAGATAACACAACCAACGATCAATATACAATTCGGCCAAGTTGTCATCCGAGAAGAAGCAGATATCAAGCGTCTTGGTGAGGAATTTGAACGGCGTACGCGACAAATAAACCGAAGTAAGGGGATACGATGATATGACCGCATTTACATTTAACGGGATTCACTCCTCGGGGTTTTTCATCGTCAACCGAGTGGGTAAAACAATACTCCCGAATATGTCCCCGAAGCTGCTCACGATCCCAAACAGACCCGGCGCGTATGATTTCGGAAGCGAGATCGGAATGCGGGAGTTTAGCGTAGACGTAACGATCATACAAACGTCGCCGGGGTTGCTCGTGTCCATGCTGCGTATCATCTCAGACTGGTTATGCACGGAAAAGGCGGCTCCACTTGCCTTTGACGATGAACCCGGCAAGACGTATTACGCCAAGATTTCCGGGGATACACAGATCGATACGCTTGTCTCGATGGGTACCGGTACAATCAAATTCGTCTGCCCGGACCCGTACGCATACGGCACCAGAAAAACGTTGCTACTTCCCGGCCCGTCAAGCGCTGTTACAAACGCAGGGCTAGCCGATACGTATCCGGTTATTACCACAAAATTTACGAAATCGACTCCGTATTTTGCCATCGGAAACGGGAAACAAAACGTGATTCTAGGCACGGCTCCGACGATTGGCAAGCCGACAGTGCCACAGCAGGAGGTCGTTTTACATGCTGATGGTACTACGTTGGACGGGTGGCAGACGGGGAACTCGACCGATGACTTTGACGGAGACAACCGAATCGCCGGTAAGTTTATCGTGTTTGGCGGTTATGCTTTAAAGGCTGTGGAATACGGCTCTAAAGACTCTCCAGCTTGGCACGGACCGGCCATACGAAAGGCGCTTCCCGAGCCTCTGAAAGATTTCACCGTTACGGCCATCGTGGAGCAGGATTCGACCGAGAACCACCAGATCGGGCGCGTCGGATTTAACCTGATCGACCAAAACGGTGCGAACTTTGGGCTAATGTTTATGAACGATAATAGCCAGTCGGTCATGTGCGGCATCTGCCATTGCCGAATTGGGCCAAATGGAGGGGGAGTCGGGTTATATTACGATGAGCCGGGCTGGCGCGCATATACAAACAAATCGATGTATTTGAGCCTATCGCGAATTGGCCAAACGTGGACGATGTACGTAACTCAAAAAGATTTAAAGACGGGGAAAACGTACTGGGGGTTGACAAAAACGTGGGTTGATGTAGAGGGGAAATTTAACAAGTTTAAGCTTGCTGCGCTCCAGCTCGCCGCCTATCAGTACCAACTGTACGAGCCGGTATACGGCCAGTTTATCCACTACGCGACGGTGTACAAAGAAAATAAGATTGATCCCGAGAAGCAAACGCCAATTATCGCGGAAAAAGGTGATGTGATCGAAATCGACTGCGAAAAGGGCTCCATTACGAAAAACGGAATGCCCGCGTTTTGGCTCCTCGACCCGGCCAGCGACTTTTTCCCGCTCAAGCACGGCCAGAACAACCTTGCGTATACCACGACTGACCCGACGGCTCAGGTAACAGTAGCACATCGTGAAAGGTGGTTGTAGACGTGATATACATTCTCGACAGATTTGCTCGAAATGTTGTGGCGGTCCTGACGAACACAAGCCCGAAGGCGTGCCCGTACTGGGACGACGCACACACCGAGCAACTCGATACCGGATACCTAAGCTATTCATTCCGATGTCCCGCCGATCATCCGACGGCGGAGTTTTTGCGTGCCGAAAACCACGTTTTGATCCGCGACCTTGACGGCATCTATATCCTGTTTCAGATCAAAACGGTAGAGGATGCGATAGACAACGGCCAGCATACGAAAAGAGTGCAGGCCGAAAACGCAGCAGTCGGCGATCTATACGGCACAATCATCCGCCCGACTGTACAAAACGGTATTACCGCCCGGCAGGCGCTGACATATGCGCTGCAAGCAAGTGGATGGCTACCGGGCCAAATCGACTGGCAAGGCATTGAAACGTTTGACTGGCAGGACTATCCTACGGCACTCGCAGCCATACAAGACATCGGCCGCAAGTTTTCGGGTGAGCTCCGGTTCCGCGTCGAATTTGCGAATGGTGCGGTTGGAAACCGTTACGTCGATCTGACCAAGCGCGGGCGAGTGACGGGCGTCCGTTTTGACTATGGCCGGAATATGCGGGGGATCAAGCGTACCGAAGATAGCTCCGATATGGTAACCGCACTGATTGGCGTGGGCAAGGCCGATGAAAACGGGGTTCGGATGACGTTTACCACGCAAAAGTGGGACGAAACCGACGAGCACCCGGCCAAGCCGATTGGGCAGGACTTTATCGCAGACCCAGACGCGTTGCAAAAGTGGGGGCGTGCGGACGGCCGACACATAATCGGTGTTTACGAGGATAACAACGCAGATAATCCACTTGTTCTTATGCGTAACACGTGGGAGGAGCTTAAGAAACGGAACAGGCCGCGCCTCACCTACGAACTCGACGCTGTCCTACTCGAATCCCTGACCGGGTATGAACATACAAAGGTAAGGCTCGGGGATACCATCGTCGTCAAGGACATGAGTTTTGTACCATATTTAGCCGTCGAAGCCCGCGTCATAGAGCTTGTGCGCAGTTATGCCGACCCGTCACAAGACAAGGTGACGCTGGGAGAGTTTAAGCCGCTCGACATCCAGAGTAATGAGTTAATACGGAGGCTTTCCGATATCATTTCGCGCAATTCCGGTAAGTGGGAAGCTATCGGCGACGGTGAGCAAATTTACAAAGGCCCGACACCTCCCGCCAACCCGGCGAAAGATACCATTTGGCTGGATACTTCGGTAGAGCCAAACGTATTCAGACGCTATGACGGTAAAGCTTGGGTTGCGGCCAGTCCGACCAAGCCGGGCGATATCGGAGCTGAAACGCCGCAAGGCGCTCAAGACAAAGCTAACAAAGTCAAGGACGACGTAGCTAACGGGAGGATTAGCATTCCTGCGGACTCCCTAAAAGGGATCATGGACGTTGCCCGAACGAAAATCCGGCAAGGCTCTAACATGTACTGGGATTCAGGCGGCCTCGTCATGGTCAATCCGAATAATGCTAACGAGCGTGTGCGGCTGTCATCCGGCGGCATCGGCGTAAGCACCAACGGCGGGGCATCGTACCAAACGGCCATGACCGGTGCCGGAGTCGTGGCTGAGCGGATTGTCGGAAATGTAATCTCGGGAGTCACGCTGTCTGGTGTTAACCTGACGACATCCAAGGACATTCGGGTCGGCAACAGGATTTACCTCGGTACTGCGGGAGGCGGCGAAAAGAGCCTAGTTTTCAACGAGAATCGAGGCGTTGGGATATACGGAGGCGGCGGACAGTATGGCTCGGATATATCCTTGCAGGGAAACGGCCTAAATCTCCGTGTAGATCGCGTGTTTTTTGGACGCAATGCAAAAACGGAGTATACGCAGGACCGGTTCACGCTCCGAAATAACTCGCAGGCATCTGCGGTTTTGAGCTCAAGGCAGCGACTCGGACCAAAGTCATGGACGAGGGTAAATTTCAACGAAGCGTATGCGGATAACTGGAACGAGTTTAACCGGTCCGCAAACCGGTTTGTCGTAGGTATGGACGGTACCTACCTTGTCCAACTGTCGCTTGGATTTAACCTTGAGGACACACATAACGGGCCGCATCGGGTATCCATGGCCGTATATAAAAATGGAACGCAATACTCTCAGGTATTTTACACCACCTACGCAAATGACGTTTTGATAGCTACGGGTACCTGTATTATATACGGAGCCAAGCGTGGTGATTACATTGAGGGACATGCGTATACCACTAGCCTGAGCGCGTATATCTCGGCAGATTCGAAAATATCTGCAATGAAAATATGGCGGTTGGGGTGAGGAAAATAGAACGATTTAACATAGCTTTGGCTATCACGGGGCTTTTCCCCGAAGCGGATTCATCGCGTGATTTTATCGTAATGGATGACGGGTACGGGAATCAGCGTATCGCCGAATGGCATCTGGATGCTCCGATTCCAACAAAAGAAGAGTTGCGGGAAGGGTACAAAAAATACCTCGAGGCGGAAGCGAAGAAACCAAGGCCGGCGAACCTAAAGGAACTCCGATTAGAAAAAGACCTCGCAATCGTGGAGATTACTCGGGCGCTGGCGGGAAATACGCGGGATGCATTTACGAAGGAGTCCAGTGTCGTCGGTACGTGGCTCCGGCAGATAAAGCAAGAAACGGCAACGATCGAGGATGTACCGGACTTTTATAATCTGCGTGAAGTGGTTTCGAAATTTATAGAGGAGGATGGATTGTGGAACGTATAGACACCGCATTAAAAACAGGGGTTGCAAGTGTAGGCGGCCTCACATCTTTTTTGTTTGGGGGCTGGCCGATGTTACTACAAGTATTACTCGTAATGGTTATCGTGGATTATGCGACCGGCTTAATGGCCGCCGGAACGCAGGGAGGTCTCAAAAGCGAGGTCGGCCTAAAGGGGATTGCCCGCAAGGTATTTATCTTTTTTATCGTGGCCGTTGCGCATCAGATCGATCTCATTCTCGGCAATCAGCACATGATCCGGGATGCTACGCTGTTTTTCTACGTGGCCAATGAACTGCTGTCGATAATTGAGAATGGTGGTAGGCTCGGCGTACCGCTGCCTGACGTAATCAAGCAGGCGGTGGGCGTATTAAAAGGAAAAACAGAAGGGGGAAACAAGAATGAGTAAACTATGCTTAGATTTTGGTCACGGAGGGAAGGATTCTGGAGCAGTTGGGCACGGGATGAAGGAGAAGGACATCGTGCTGGACGTTGGTCTAAGAACGCATAAGATATTAACTAACGCCGGGATTGACGTCCTGCTCACGCGCTCAGATGATACCTTCGTTGGGCTGTCTGACCGGGCCAGAAAAGCGAACAGCTGGGGCGCAGATTTATTCGTCTCTCTCCACAACAATTCGGGCGGCGGCTACGGGTTCGAGTCGTTCACATATTTGAAAACGGACAGTAAAACCGATCAATTCCGGGCGGCAGTCCATAGCGAAGTAGCTCCGCTGTTCCGACGTGACCGAGGCATGAAACAAGCAAACCTAGCTGTATTGCGGGAAACAAGGATGCCGGCGTGTCTACTGGAACTTGGGTTTATCGATAATGCCGAAGATGCAGCCGACTTGGCGCGGGATGACTTCCGAGACAAACTGGCCGTGGCTATTGCAAACGGAATCTTGAAAGCATTCGGTATGGGAACGGTTAGTCATCAGGGGGCAGGGCGGCCGGTTGACGCGGGGATTGCCGAGAACGTGATTAATTCGTTTCTGGTCAAGGGGCGGTACGATGCCCACGCCGCAGGAAATACGCAATCCCGTGACTGGATTCGTCTTTGCGAGGACGAACTTCGGGCATCTGCGGGCTTGCACCCGGCAGGACCGGGCAGACCGCTTAACCCGGATATTGCTCAAAACGTGATTAATTCGTTTCTGGGACCGGGTTGGAAGGACGCGGACGAGGCGGGAAATACGGAGTCGCGCGACTGGATTCACCACTGTGCGAATGAGCTGCGGAAGGCGGCCGGGATGCCAACGGAGGATTGACGGGTGGACCCGCAGGCAACGGGGCTTGCGGGTTCTAGAAGGAGTTTTATTGACGAAAGTGCCTAACGATCGCTGTCTCCTTTTTAACGTTTTGTTATTCGTCAAGTTAGACATTCTGTGAATAAGCTAAATGAATAAGGAGCGGCGATCCATGGCAAAAATTTATTTTTTCAAGAAGGTGAGTGAAATGATACAAACAGAAGGAAGAGCAGAAACAAATCAGGGGACGACCGTCTATGACGTGGCAAAGGCGTTTCTCCATTTGGAATCAATGACTCCAAAAAAGTTGCAAAAGCTATGCTACTATGCCTACTCTTTTTATCTTGCTATTTATAAGAAAAAGTTGTTTGATGTAAATTTTGAAGCTTGGGTTCATGGACCTGTAAATCCAGAACTGTATACTGAATATCAAGAATATGGCTGGCAAGAGATACCACGGGAGATCAATTATCCAAACTCTATTATGAAAAACGAACAAGTAAGGGAAATAATCGAAGAAGTGTATGATTCATACGGACATCTGAATGGTGACCAATTAGAGTATTTAACACACCAAGAAAATCCTTGGAAAAATGCTAGGAACGGGTTACCACCGTATGAATCTTCAAGGGCAGTTATTAATGATGAAGATATTCGTAGTTATTATGCTGGAGTCTTAAAAGACGGCTAAAAACAGAACAAAGAAAGTACAGCCAGACAAGCACATACATAGAATATTAAAATAGATAAAAGAGCAGGAGGAACGGTGCCTCGCTGCTCTTTTCAATCTGTATCATTCAATCGGAGTAAACTTGAATGACGCCTCACAGTCGAGAATATCCCCGCTTTCGATAGTTGCGAGATACTCCGAGACTCCAAAGCTACCGTCGTCGATTATGGTGTTAGCCTTAAGCTTCCCTGACGCTGACACTACGATAAAGTTACTTCCCTCACGTCCTGCTTTCGTTACGTTATACCGACCAGCCGGTATATCTTTACCTCCGGTTAGCTTGCCCGCAGGAAGGGAGATACCTCGGATACCTCCTACAATTTAAATTTTACAACATTTGAACCAAGATCGGGACTAAAAACTAAAGTATATGAGTGAACGTCCTTAGGTACTTTAAAAAACAAACTGCCATTAACCGACTCCTTTGGTTTTATTTTAGATTGTTCTAAACCGCCGCTAGCACTACTCGCATAGCGAAATGTCTCTTTCGACTCCATGATCTCAAAGTCTATGGTATAAACGTGTATATCCTTATTGGAGAAATTCTTAACGGTCAACTTAACCTCAACTAATTTATTATCTTTACCTATATCGAAGTCTTCACCGAATTCATGAAAAAGGACACTGGGCTTAGTCTTTTTAACTGAGTGTACTGTAATACCGTAAGTCTTGTTTAAATTTACTGATTCACCTTTTTTGTATACTCGTGAATGTGGTCCGTTTTGGGCTATATAGTCGGTGTCCTTTATCTCCTTATCACCCTTACTGCCCAGCCAGACACCAAGGATCACACACAGCACCATTAAACAAAGAACGACAATTGACCATGGGAACCATGTCTTTTTGTAGAACCGTACCTTAACCGGCGGTTCTTGTATTTGCGTTTCAGTATCCAGATGTGTTCCTCCTTTTCTATTAGTTACAAACCGCCCTTATATTACCATAAACAACACGTTATTTCCACAATTTTCTATACGATATTGCTCGGACCCTTCCGTAGTGGGCATGGCGGTGACTCCTTTCGGATGGAACGTTTGTTTTCTATATTATGGGATGAGGAGTTTTATGCGGTAACATAGCTAACACAGCTAACATAGAAGAAGAGCCTTTCGCCCTCTAAGGCTCTTCTATATTGAATTAATGGGTAACAAAAAGGTAACGCAAGCTGATGAAAGGGGGTAATTTTCCGTTAAAGATATTGCAGCGAAGAAAACGGAAAACCTTTATACAACGCGAATTTGTAACATTACATTAACAATATCATAGATGTAGATGATATGTACCCCATGTTGGAATAATATAAAAAAACCTTATTAGATGAAGGAATTTTTGAACTAATACATGAGTGGGGTAACAAATGGGTAACATTAAGTTTTTTTAAAATCTTCTCATGAGTTCTGCGAACTTGTGGGAAGCTTCTTCCTTTTTTGGTTTCGTTACGTGAAGATAAATGTTCTTAGTTGTTTCATCACTTTTGTGCCCGAGCCGTTGCATAATCTGTTCTAAACTAACTCCTGCTTCGGCTAATAGTGATGTATGAGTGTGTCGTAGGGAGTGGGGAGTAAAGTTGGCGTTAATCCTAGCTAGTTTTAACAAACGTGCCATACGGATAGCTATTAATTTTATATAAATTGGATATCCTGCATTATCCTTGTCTTTTTGAGCAAACACAAAATTTTTATCATGAAATGTTTTTCTAAAATGCATTTTTATTTTTCTTTGATCCGCTTGAAGTTGTTTCAATTCATCTAATACAATCTTATCCACAATAATTACTCTTTTAGATGATTTTGTTTTTGGGGTCAGTAAATCATAACTTTTAGTGTTACCAGTCGGATTACAGTATGTTTTTGTAATACTGATTGTTTGTTCTAAAAAGTCGATGTCGGACCACTTTAAGGCACAGAGTTCTCCAACCCGCATTCCGGTATAGGCTAAAGTCAAAAAAATAGCATAATCACGATCTAATCCTTTTTCCTTCGCTGTTTCAAGGAATAAAGCTAATTCCTCTTTTTCCATGTATTTTGGAATTTCTTTTTCAGTCTCTAAATCTTCTATTGTTCTTTGTCTTTTTGGTATTACAGCGTAGGAAGTTGGATCATTCTTAATCATTCTAAGTTCAATTGCCCGTTGAAAAATCATTCGTCCAGATTGATGTGCGCTGATTAATGTATTATTTGAGTATCCTTTTTCATGCAAAGCTAGTAGCGCTTGTTGGTACTGCTTTGTTGTAATGTTAGGAATTCTAAGTTTTGCCAAATACGGGAGTAGTAGTTTTATACCATTTTTTCTAATCCTAACAGTGCTGGTTTTGACAGTTCCATTCGCCTGATATTCCGAGAGCCATTCCTTGGCATATTCCTCAAATGTGCAATTTTTCTCCTCAATATATGTTCCCTGCGAAAGTTCGGCAACTAGTAGAGCAGCGGCTTCTTGAGCGTCTTGCTTATTTTTAAACCCTCCTTTCTTTTTTTGCTTCCTCTTACCTGTCTTAGGGTTAATACCGACATCTATAATGTATGACCAAGTTGCACCGCAGGAACATTTTTTAGTTTTCTTTCCGGGACACTTACAATTTGGTTTATAGAAATGGCCTTTCATAATTATTCTTCCTTTCGTAAAAACGCAGATTTTATTTCTACCTATGTTAAAAGAGCTTACGGATAAATTACTAGCTAAACTTGTCGATCGTAGAGGAAGAAACCATTTCTGAGCACATATTCCCCAACCTCGTTAAAGGTTTATAATGACTTTTATGAGTTTCCCTAAAATAAGAGCCTCCCCTTCATCGATAATGATTGGTGGGATCTCGGGGTCTTCGCTTTGAAGAAAAAATATTCCGTCTCTCTTGTAAACCCGCTTTAACATAACTTCTTCTTTCATCAGCACAACTGCAATTTTTCCATTTTCTACTTGAGCCTGCTTTTTAATCAAAAGAAGGTCACCATTACGAATACGTAGTCCTGTCATTTTTTCGCCGTTTGCTTTCAGATAGAAAAACTCTCCCTCATTTAGCCACTGCTTAGGGGTTGGTTCGTAAGCTTCAATTTCCTGTAAGGCTAGTTCGTTGCTCCCACAACTGATCTTCCCGATAATGGGAAGATGCACAATTTCCTCCATTATAGTGATCGGGACATGTTCTTCTTCGAAGAGAACACTATTTGGAATACCAAAGAAATTTGCAATCTTTTGTATGCTACCGGCATTGGGGAGTTTTTTTGCTGATTCCCATTCGCTTATGGTCGTTTTTCCTAAACCAAGTGCTTCGCCGAGTTCTAATTGTGTCAAATTCTTTTGCTTTCTCAATTTTTTAATGTTCTTAGCAAATATAACTTTGACATCTACACTCATAAGTTTATTACCTCTTTCATTTAATATGTATATATTATCACCAAAAGTGTCATTGATCAAACCTAAAAGTAAAAAGTTCGTAATTAATGTAAAAATTATGTTGACATGTCGCTTTTAGTGGTCTATAGTTGAATTAACTTACTAGGAGGTGACAGAGCTTGATTGCAGACCACAATAAAGAAACTTTACGCTCATTGCGGATTAAGTTTAGGTATACGCAAAAAGAAGCGGCAGAGATAATTGGTGTATCTAAAACCACACTTAAAAATTGGGAGGTAAATTCCTCAAGAATACCTTATGATAAAGTTAAACGAATCGAAGAAGTATATGGTGTTAACCAAAACAATATTTTTTTTGGTTCTGAGGTCGCTTTTAGTGAATTAATTAGAAGACGTAGAGATAGTATCAGAAGTGCTTAGGTGAATATTTATAGCTTAAAGACTAAATGCCCCTGTAAAAACGAAAGGATGATGTTATCCATAGTATACGACATTAGGAATGTGGAATATCAAGACAGGGAATACATGCAAATCCCTCTTATGTATTCAACGCAGGTAAGTATTGGAGGTTAAACACTATGAAAAACAAAAAAATAGATGAACTTCCAGACATTTTAACGGCCCGGCTAATATCAAACTATTTGGGTATTTCTAGCCGGAGGGTGTATGAATTATTCCAACTTAAACCGGAATGCGGCGGAATACCTAATTTTGAAGTTGGGAAATCAAAACGTGTTTACAAGGATGACCTTACTCAGTGGATTGAAAACAAAATCAAAGAGAAATCTAACCGGATTGCTAACTAAAAAGAAAGGATGATCGAAAATGAATAAAATTACAGCCGCGGGGTATGGACCGCATTACGGTCCTTTAATCAAACAAGATGGCGATGTATTCGATCAAAACGGTCAGATTCTCTTAGACAGCCGGGAAGTTGCGGAGTCACTTGGCGTAGACCACTCCAGTCTTGTCGAGGACATCTATGATTTGGAGGTTCCCGATGATATCTATTTTGCAAACTTTACACCGGATTTTGTTCGCGAAGGTAGAAGATTTATTTGGGTCTTCTATATGACACATATAGGTTACAGCCTTATGGTTCTGAATTACGAAAGGAGGTGATCAGATTGTACAAAGTCAACGGAAAAATGAGTGTTATCGAAAAACATCCCAATGTTAACAAGCGACTGAGCCCTCGGGAGGGAGATTTTATCTTCCGTGTGAAGGTTGAGAACGGTACGTTAGTAAACTCTCACGATAAAGAATTTCCGTTCACTTCTAGAACCGTTCACGTTACGGCAGATAATGAAAAAGAAGCTCTTCAATATGTCCGAGATGGCTGGGGTCTTGTGGAAGAGCACATCAGCATCATATGGGAGCGTGCACCGATAAAATAAAAAATTGGAGGAATGCACAATGGGTTGCGATATTCATCTGTTTGTCGAAAAGAAGGTCAACGGAGCTTGGGAGGCGTTAAAGGGGATTAATGAACCCATGATTCAGCATATTCAATCAATGTTGCAGAGCTTTAAAGACCGTGGTGAAGATACTTCGGGGTTGGAGCATTGGCTTAAAGAAGAGCAAGAGGGGACGTATGATTTTGTCGACATTCAAAGGAACTATCGCCTCTATGCCGCTCTTGCCGATGTTCGGAACTCTTATGGTATTGAGCCAATACACGGACCCCGAGGTCTTCCGTCTGGTGTATCGGCGGTGGTAAAAGAGCAGGCAGATAACTGGGGGGAGGACGGTCACGATCATTCCTATTTGACAATAAAGGAGCTATCTGAGTTCGATTGGAATCAGGAGATTGCACAAGCTCGCTGGGAAACGCCATACAATTTCATACAGTGGACGGAGCCACTTAAGGACCGCGTCGATACCTTTTACACTTGGTCTATCCCAAAGCTAATAGAGTTGGCTGACGGTGATTTGGAAAGTGTTCGTATCGTTTTCTGGTTCGATAACTAATTAAGAAGGGAGCTAAGGTTGAATGAATCAATTACAAGTGTTTAACTTCACCGGAAAAGAAGTTCGCGTGATTATGAAAGACGGTCATCCGTGGTGGGTTGCGAAAGATGTTTGCTCTGTTCTCGATCACTCAGACGTATCCATGGCGGTTAAAAGGTTAGATGAGGACGAAAAGCTGACCCAAACATTGTTTGTATCAGGTCAGAATCGGAACGTTTGGTTTGTAAATGAGCCCGGATTGTATTCTCTCATCTTAACCAGTCGCAAACCCGAATCCAAGAAATTTAAGCGTTGGGTGACACATGAAGTGCTACCGGCAATCCGCCAAACCGGAATATACTCGCTGTCAGCCGCCCCTTCGTATATGATCGATGATCCGATAAAACGGGCGGAGCAGTGGATACGGGAGTACAAAGAAAAGCAGGAGGCCCAAACGAAAGCCCTCATGCTTGAACAACGGGTGGCCGAATACGAGCCGAAAATCACGTACCTTGACCGCATCCTCCAATCTAAGGGAACGGTGACCATTACGCAGATTGCCAAAGACTACGAAATGAGCGGGCAGGCGCTGAACCAGATTCTACACGAGGAACGGGTGCAGTATAAGCAAAACGGGCAATGGCTTCTATACCGCGAGCACCACGACAAGGGGTATACCAAGTCCGAAACCATCGATATCAGGCGAAGAAATGGCGATCAGGATGTCACCATGAATACGAGGTGGACGCAGAAGGGCCGCCTATTCATCCATGAGATATTGAAGCGACGCGGTATAGTGCCGGTGATGGATCGGGAAAAGAAAGGAGTAATCGCATGAGTCGATGGCAAAGGTTGGCGGAAATGGACCTTATAAATTTGTTTCCGTATATAGTCGGCAGGATCGAGGGCATCGTCGAATCACCACTAGCCGACGACAACACTAAAATTAACGAAATTAAAAAGATTTTGCTCGCTCTTAACGAAGAATTAGACGGGAGGGATACCGAATGAACCTATCGAAAATGCTCCGGGAATCTGCCGGAAAGACATCCGGTGTAGTCTACGCAACCGGCGTAATGAAAGGCCGCGAAGTACTACGCATGGTCGCGGACTGCCGGGCGCAGGAGACGATTCGAGTAACGACAGCCCGAATCCTCAGCGAAGGGAGTTGTTTCGATTGAGCAGTAAGCAACGTGCAGCAGAAGAGTTGTCCCGGATTTGGGATTTACACGGCGAGCTGGACATTCGGCTGTACAAATTGTGTGACGAGGGCATGTTGTTACACGAGGTGGCTTCGGCTGAGTATAGCAGGGTGAGCAATCCGGGGCTAAAACGATTCTATCACCGCATCATCTCACGAAAAAGTGGTTACAAGATGACGAGAACGGATGAAATGCGGGAAATGGCACGGGAAGCGCGCAAAAAGTACGAGGAGGCGCTTGAACTCGTCGACGTGCTGAGTAGTATTGAACTTTACTGAGGATAAGTGAAGGGGGGATTAGGTAGGTGGGTTCTACTCAATCGGATGAGTATATAAAAGGTATCGTAAAAAAGTATCTTATATACGCTACCGAATATCTTAGCAATGATTTACTTGCTTTTAAGGGTGAGGAAAGACTAGTAGGTGAAAGGCTGTTCGAAAGATTAACTGTACGCCTTACAGAGTTATTTTTCGATGTGCGATACTGCCCAAGAAATTACTGCAAATGTTCGCCCGAATACCGATTTAAGTCTTTTATAGATCAGCATTATGAGGAATTAAAAAAGTACGATAGGACTTATGCCGATGAATTAATACAATTAGCGGTGAAGCTAGCATTTATATATGGTTAACAAAGGGGGGGCGATAAACCAATGTCGGTCGAAATTTACATCAAGTTTTACGTAGACGCAGTCCGCTCAGGCATGGTCGCAGACATGGGCGCTGAGCGGTTGCAGACGCTGCTGGTTATCGCATCTTTCATGAACGAAAAGGGCGAGTGCTATCCGACTCAGTGGCAGATAGCCAAAGCGTTAGGGGTGGCACGGGAAACGGCTAACCGAAGAGTTACGAGGCTTGCGAAATATCGATGGGAAGGGAAGCCGCTAATCGAACTGAGGAAGATAAGGAACGACATAGGGGAGTGGGTTAAGACTGTTTATAAAATCCTCCCCGTCAGTAACGTTTCAATTTTCAAATAAGACGGCTATGTGACAGGAACATCACACGGCTCTCGTCACACGGCAAACGTCACACTAAGAAGAACTAATAATAACAAGAACTATATTAACTAGAACCATAAACATTACGCTGCTTCACTTCGTTCCTTGCGGTCGATGCCAAAATATATATCTAAACATATATTGGAGCGTCGATCTGAGAAGAACCTGAAGGGTTATTCGAAGAAGGCAAAACAAACGGACGCGACGGGCGGACTAAAGGAGGCGAACGGTTTGGACGATATCTGGGACATAGACGATTGGGTAGAGGAAGCGGCTAGACACGAGGTTTACTCGTTTTCTCCTAAGGATGTTGCGGCTGCTACAATGCTTCCGTTGCATGTGATTTTTAAAAGACTACTTGAACTTGTCAACCGTGGAAAAGTCACCTCACATTTCGAAGTACGCTGCCCAATCTGTTCTTCAGTGACACCCGTAGACCTCGAGGTACTGGCCGCTGACCCGACATGTGCATGTGGTGACCACGACGAATACGAAGTTACTCCCGAGTTAATTTACGTGTTTTTTAAAATCAGACCCGAGTATATCAAATGGGTTCAAAAACGGAACGAAAATCACCGAGGAATTAGACGATTTACTCGCCGGTAGTATTATCCGTCCACCTCGTTACGAAAATCGATAATTTCCCGAAAGGAGACCGTTAAAATGGCGAGCAAAAAGATTGATATCCGTCTGACCGAAAACTTCCGTCTTCGTGCGGACGATCGAAACTTTATCATTATGGAACGAAGATTCACCGATCCAACACGTTCCCCGAACTGGGAGGGCCTTAAGAAGAACGGAAAGTCGCCCGAGCCGCGGGAGACGTGGCGGGATTCCGGGTATTATCCGCTAAGTCCAACGGGTTTGACTACTGCGATACATGCAGTAGGACTGCGGGAAGTTGGCAATAACGGTTCCGAGATCACTAGTCCAACTAAACTGCTCGATGAGTACAAACGGAATGTTCAAGAAATTTGTGGAATCGTAGATGCCTGTCTGCCGGAGGTGGGAGTCCGATATGCCCAGAAAGATTAAATCAGATGACTGGCGCAATCTCCCTGCCGAAAAGTGGAACGTCCGCACCGTCCATGCTTATTTTATCGACATGAACCGCGAACTGTTTGGCGCGGAATACGTCCCTATGCGAAATTGGAAATTCGAGCAGGGCTTGATCAAACGGAATCTTACATCATACGGGCCGGAAGTGATGCGGAAGGTATTCGATCGGGCATTCCGGGAGTACCGGCCATCTCGGCAGTACCCGATCCTGACGGCAGGGTTTGTATTATCGTATATGGCAAGCCGGATACTCCCGCAGGTGCTGGCGGCGGAGAAGAAGACCGAAGAGCAACAAACGGACATATCGGAGCTATCATCGTGGCTCTAGAAGGAGGGGTAGACAATGACAAAGGTAGCGGAGTTATCGTCAGACCTCGAAACCCTGACGGCTGAGATAAATGCGTATAGGAGGGTTGATGGCGAGGCCATTTTAGAAATTGGGAGGCGTCTAAAGCACGTCAAGGAAAATGACCTTGTTCATGGGGAGTTTGGGAAGTGGGCAAAGGAAACGTTCGGTTTTCATAATACAACAACAAGTCGCATGATTGCGGCATATGAACAATTTGGAGAAATTAGCGACGTCGCTAAAATTAGTAACGGTCAAATTTTCGAAATGCTAACTTTACCTAGAGAAGTTGACCGTAAAGAATTCATAGAAAATCCACACACGATCCCGTCAACTGGGCAGACGAAAACGGTCGAGGATATGACCGTCCGTGAACTCCGGGAGGTTAAGGCGGCACTTAAAGCTGAAGAAAAGGCGCGGAAAGAAGCCGAAATGAAGGCACAGAAGGCGCTTGAGAGGGCCGAAGTAGCCAAAGATATGCTACGGTCAAACCGGGAGCAGACTAAAACGGAGTATGTGCCCGATCCTTGGGTTAGCGACCGGCTAAAGCGGTATGAGGCGAGATATGGAGATATTGACGGGGGCGTCACCGAGAGGGTATCGAATCATATTGAGGTCGACGGGGCAGCCGCACAATTCGCAGATGATGTCCAGAAGCTTCTGCTTAACTATGCCCACTTGACCACGTTTAAGGCATCTTTTACGGGAATATCGGATGAGGCCTACGAGAATTACGTAACAAGCCTCGATGCTCTGAAAGAGTTTATTAACGGGATGCAGCGTGTTCTGGACGGCACGCCGAAAGGCAAAGCGGAAGTGATTGATATTACCGATGCTAATGTGATGTGAGGAGGCCGTGGTACCAAAATAAAGGAAGCTGAAGAGAATTTTGCACTGCTGCCCATAAAAATTAGGAGGGATAAAGATGGAACTCGCTAAGTTAGTTTTAAATCGAAACGGGAAATTTGCAATCGAATTTGCTACGAATCAAGAGGTGCTTAAGGTACTGGCACCAGTTATAAAACAAATGTTTTCTACCCAGCAGGTAGCCGATACAAGTAAGCTGGCTCTTAAAAAAGGAAACGTGCCTAAAACGGACAACATACAATTACGTCTTGCTCAAAAGAAAACACCGCAATTAAGGCTAACACCTCGGAAAGAAAGAGAATTAGAAACCCTTTGGCTGGATATAAGGTCAGCGGTTGAATATTTTTGGGAGCTAAGTCGGACCAATCGGAAGAAGGAATCAAAGGGTCACCTCTACAAAGAACTTTTTGATGAGTTTGAAGAGATCACGGGGTACAGACCCAGACGGAAAATGACGCTGGGCAAGGTTGATCCGAGAAGCTTGGTACTAAACACACTTATCCGAGATGGAATGGGTCCAGATTTCTTAACCTTTGTACGATCAAAAGCACGCGTGTTTGACTCGGAATTAATCCGCATATAGGAGGCGTTGTATGAAGACTAAAGCCTATGTCGTAGACGCTTGGCAATTTAAAATTGGATTTTGCAAAGGCGGCATATGGACCTCCTTGCCAATGCCAGATGATGAACTAACGAGTTTCATGGGGCGTCTGCGAGAGATGGGAATATTCGACCCGATAGTGATGGTATACGATGCTTCCGCCCTCTACAAAAAGACGATAAAATCGCTTTGGACGGAGGACAACCGGCTTAGATTAGTCGAGTTGAATAATTTTTTGCTCGAATTAGAAGGAGGGTGCTCTTAAGTTGTCCCATTCAAAAAACTGCATCCTGCGGCAACATTGCAAAAACGCTGACACCGACTCGTGCAATCGTATGTGTTCCTATTACGTCGGGCTCCATGGTTATAATGGCTTGGGCGGCCGGTACGGAGCAACGAACATACCGACAGAGTACCAATTCATTACGCTTACCTCGTCTCTAGCCCGCGAAGGTCAGACGAAAATATACGAGTTTCTCGAAACCTACGTCGGTACCTTTCCCCGTCAGTTTGAGATTGATGCCGAGCCGATCAAGTCGCTGTATCTGCGCTCCCATACAACGGGGACTGGAAAGACGACGACAGCCTGCGCAATCGCAACGGAATACCTTATCTGTCACTACATCGGGAGCCTACGCCGGGGACGGCAGCCACTGGAAAGGCCAGTCTATTTCCTCGATGTAAACGCATGGCAAAACGACTACAACGAGTTCAACCGGAGAAATATACCTGAACACATCGGAGAGGCCGCATCTGCTCGGTATTACGCCGCTCAAAAGCACGCAATGGAGGTACCGTTTGCTGTCCTAGATGATATCGGAGTCCGAGACTCTACGGAGGCATTCCGCGGGGACCTCCACCGGCTGATTAATACGAGAGTAACGGCCGGCCTTCCGACTGTATACACCTCAAATATCCCGCTAGCCGATCTGAACGAGGTATTCCGGGAGCCGTCACCTCGGCTTGTTGACCGCATAAGGGATAGATGTGCTGAGCTTGTATTTACTGGCGAGAGCAAAAGGGGGTTAAGACGGTGAGCGTGCACGGTGAGCAACTGCTTTCGAAAATAATTGACGGTAACAATGTTCTGGCTCTTAAAAAATACGGAATCGAACGGTATCACTTTGCTACAGAAGCAGAACGGGCAGCCTACGATTTTATTGTCAGGTATGCGAGCAAAAATGAAGGGAACGCACCGAGCTATGCGACATACGTTTCTGCTTGCCCGGATGTGGCGTATATACCGGACGTGTCGGACAGCTACGAGTACCTAACTTGGGAGCTGAAGGATCGTGCCGGTAAGAAAATGGTAGCCGATCTGTTCAACCCAGCAAAAGGCAAGCGGACTTCACAGGTCGAGGAGAAATTCTCGGAGTTATCGTTTGATGAGTTTGTTGCGTGGTTTACAAAGGAGTCCGACCGAATAAAGGAGACGCTGAACATCGGAACCGGCACCAAGATCGGCCGCACCCTCGACGAAATGTCCGCGGACTTTCTACGGGAATATAAGCGAAGAGAAGCCGGCAAATCATTCCGGCTATGGAAAACCCCTTTTGAGGCATTAGACCGGGAAATCGGTGGCTTTTACAGCGGGGATATCTACGGAATCATGGCGGAGTCTGGCCGGGGGAAGACGTATCTACTCATCGCGATTGTAGATAAGCTGCTTCGGCAGGGCGCGAGTGTCCTCGTCAAGTCCTATGAAGTCAAAGAATACGTTTGGCTGGCCCGGCTTATATCTGTGGCAACCGCGGTTGATGGACTCTTTAAAGACGAGGAGACGCAGACACCGCTGGGGATTCCGAACAAAGCGATTCTATCCGGAAAATTAGAGGATTTTGTGCGGGAGAACTTCGAGGATGTCGTCTCTAAGCTGGCGGACTATTATCCCGGGAAGCTTTATTTTCAGGGGAAAGGTGGCTCCGAGCTTACGCGAACCCTCGATGATCTCGAGCGTGAGTTACAAACGACTAAAGTTGACGTAGTAATTCTAGACCCATTCTACGGTTTGTCCGACGTGTACGGACGAAACGCAAACAAAACGGCAGGTGGTGCGGCAGAGTATGCGGCCTCCCGGTTCGAGAGGATTGTCGGGGAAAATGATGTCGTCGGATTCTACAGTATACAGGCGACCGTGGAAAAGAAACGGCTGGACGAGGAGGAACAGCGGGAGCTAAAGACTCCCAAACGCGATCAGGTTAAGACGACCAAACGACTCTTAGACATTGCAACGGTTCTGCTCGGGTTTGATTCGATAGAGAAAGAGGGAGTGGCCGCACTGGGCATCGAGAAGGGGCGCAATGGCGGCGAGGACTTCCGGCTGGACCTCGTGGCGCTACTTGATTACGGAGTCCTGCGGGAGTTTCCCAAAGCCGAGCAAGCAGCGGAGCAGTTTACCGGAGTTTTCTAGGGGGTATCGGACATGTATATCGACGTACTATACGAACTGGAACAATATGACTGGCGAAACGTCCGGCTATCGTCTGAAAAATTTATCGCAAGTTCGCCATTTAGGGCAGACGATGATACACCTTCCTTCTTTGTAGACCTCCGGGAGGATTCCGAATATTACGGTTGTTGGCTCGACTCGGGCGGCACTGACCCGGAATGGACCAGTGGGAATTTTACGAAGCTTCTATCGTTTCTGATGGACGTTTCTTACAGAGAAGCAGACGAATATTTGCGTCACAAATATGGAAATGACGCAAAGCAAGATACACCTACTCTTAGACGCATCAGATTACCGGCAAAAAGACCGAAGAAGTCGGTCTTAAACGCTGAGCTATTAGAACAGTACCGCCATGATCATCCGTATTTAGCATCCCGTTGTATCTCCGCAGAGGTCCAACGGGAAATGCAGACGGGGTACTGTCCAAGCAAAAAAGCCGTTACCATTCCGTGGTTTGGTCCAAACGGGCAGTTACTCAATATCAAGTACCGCAGCGTAACCGGAAAGAAATTTTGGTACGTGAAAGGTGGGCGTCCCATTAAGGAGCTCGTATACGGCATCGACTATATCTACCGGCATCGTTGCCGGCGGGCTGCGATCGTGGAGGCCGAAATCGATGCACTAACGCTTATGAGTGCAGGCATTCCTGCGATTGCTGCCGGTGGGGGTGTGATTAACGAGGAAAAGGCGGCCGTAATTATACGGAGTCCAATTGAGGAAATTTTCGTCATGTCCGATCATGACGACGTTGGGCAGGCGCTTAAGCGAGAGGTTATCCGTATGCTAGGCGGGGACTTGTGCGTCGGAGTTGCGGGATTTCCCAAACGATATAAGGACGTGAACGAGGCGGTTCAGGCTGAGGGATTGCAGAAATTAAGGGAATATTTCGAGCGAAGAAAATTATGTAAAAAATTTTTAAATTAATGTTACACTTTAGCGATTTTATGATGGTATATAAATAGGAGGGAAAAACGGGTTGGATAAGAGCAAACTGAATACTTTGGCACTTAAGGCAAAACTCGGATGTGAAGAATCTCTCTGGAAAATAAAGGCGGAATTGATTGGCGAAATTCATAAAATTTCAAACCACAATTGGCACAGCATACGAAACGAAGCCAAATTCGAAGAATCATGCTTCACAAGGATAGACAGTGCGGTTAGGGCTTTTGATCCTAGAAAAGGAAATTTCTATAACCTAGCAATGTTTAAGATAAATAGTTGTTTGAAGGAATCGCGTAAGAGATTTAGTGAGACTCCTGTAGTTATCTCTTTATCCGAAAAACGTTCAGAGATTGAGCTTGAGTCGACGGTAATAGATGACTCGGCAGTTATCGATGATGGATTGATGGTAGACGAGAAAATCGCCCTCTTAGCGGAAGGCGATCCTCGAAAGGAGATGATACTAAAGCTATGGGCAAGCGGTATTGATGAGACGAAGTACATCGCAAGGGTGATAGCCAAAAATTGCGGAGGTAAGATTTCATCAAACCGGACTTACACCCATCGCTTCAGGGCTAGATGTCGAAAGGCACTAGCGTAAGTATCAATTCATTGTAATTATATTCCATATTAAAAGATTTGTCAACGTTTGAGGTGATTCGGATGATGGACGTAATTATTACGCCTCACGCACGATACAAGGCGGTAAAAAGGTTAATGATTAATCGCGAACTCGCCGATGATTGGATACGATCCAGCGTTAAGAAAGCGAAGTACATTGCGGATGTGGTTTCGGAAAAAGGGAATCCCGGTAAGCTTTATGCGTACGAAAAAGTAACGTTTGTTTTATCTAAGGATGATCGTGCTGTTCTTACGCTTTATCAGGACTGCAATCCTGCGTCGGCAATCCGTCAAAAAGTCGAATCTGTGACGCAAAAAGAACTTCGCAAAGTTGAACAAAAAGAACGAAGGCATCAACGAGAAGCTAAAATCGCTAAACTCGAACTGGCCGTCGAGCGAGCCGCGTGCTTGCTCCGGGCTGAAAAGACCCGCAGCCAGTCCGTGAAACTCGCGATGGCTGCCCGGGTGGCCGCGATTGACCAATACATTGAGCAACTTGACCACGATCTTGCGGAGGTTCAGGCTGAAAAGCGCCGCGTAGCCAAGGCGGTCGCTGCCTACATGATATAGTTTGCGTTTCAGCCGCTGGGCATCGTCGGCAGGTGCCCGGTTGCGGACGCGCAAACGTCCGAAAATAAGCATAAAGGAGCGATTGAATGGGAGTACGTGAATGGCTTAAAGAGCGTGAAGAAGAACGCAAGAAACGGGCTAACGGGGGCAACGACGGCTTGCCGGAAGGTATAACGAGATACGTACGGCTTGGCTCGGAGCTGGCTGACGGCAAGATGTTTGCGTTGCTTGCTGGTCCTGACGATTGGTATTTCTATCACGTCCATGAAGACGGGGATTTTGCAACACGAACAACTTTCATCAAAAAGCATACATGCCTACACTCCCCGAAAGATGTCGGAGCAGACTTCGGAGAGTTTGCGAAAAGAAACCCGAGTGTTTGTCTGTCGTGTAGGGCCAATGCTAAACGTAAATTGTACTTTATGGTCCCGGTCTATGACTTCGAGTATAGGACGTGGCGAATCCTCGACCTTAAGGAATTTCACGCGATGAACCTAATCGATGACTACGACAAGCTGGAGAAGGCAGCCAAGAAGTTTGCGAAGGATTATACACTTGTCGGAGACGTCGTACTCATTCAAAAAACATCCGATGGAAAATCCTACTCGCTCACCTCGGCAGATATCGACGAGGAGATTCTTGAGGAAGCACAAAAGTTTATCGGAACAGATGAAATAAAGTATGCGGAGCTAGCGAATTTCCGAGATGAAGAAGACATTCGGAAAATCCTTGAAGAGACTGCTGATGTCGATGACAGTAAGATCGACATGTCCGCTTTACGTGAGCGGTTCACTGAGCCTGACGACGTTGATCCGAAGTTTTAGGGTGTTGGATTTTTTGAAACTTTGCGTATTGGCTTTCGTTTTCACATTCTTAATGTTGTCCTTGTTTTTTGGGTTTTTCTTAGCTATTTCTTTCGGGATTTGGAAGATAGCTGCTATAGCAGTAGTAGCAGTAGTAGCAGTTATTGCTCACAAAGCAGAGAAATTATAAGGGGGCATTTGAATGAACCAACAAATCGAGAACAATTTTAAATACCACGCACCAAAGCTGGGGCATACGATTGACATAGAAGCAGTCCGAGAAAAAGCAAAAGAGTTAGCCTATTTGCTAGATGAGCTTTGCCCGAACAGCCGGGAAAAGTCTTTAGCCATGACCAACTTGGAACAAGCTGTGATGTGGGCGAATGCGTCCATCGCAAGGACTGCGGTGTCTGAATGAACTTTCGAGAAATGTTGGAAGACGCTCTGTTTGTAGTAGTTATCGGAGGTACGGCGATGGTTGTAGCTACCGCTTGGATACTACTGCTATCTTGGCTTAAGGTAGTTATATCCTAACAAAAAGCAATAAGGAGGCGATAACAACTTGGCGCATTACAGCGAACAACGGGGAAAGGCATCACAGCTAGCCGCAAAACTCGCGCTAGTATCATCCGGCTGGGTCGTAGCTGAGCCGGAAACGGAAGAGCCGTATGACCTCATCGGGCGCGATCCGGCCAACGGCGAGTGGTACACATTCCAAGTAAAGACGATTCGCAAACGGTATGACCGCGGGGGCGACCTCGTCGTCTACGCAAAAAAGAATAACGGTGAGCCATACTCGAAGTCCGACGCTGACTATATCGTTGGCGTACTGGGAGAAGAAGACGAGTCGCCGCGCGTGTTTTACTTTGAAAACCGCGGGATCGGTGAATACTGGGCGTCAGAAGCACAGGCAGTTACACGCTGGCAAGAGTTGCCGCTAGCGTTCGATCGGGAGCTGGTCGCGTGCCCGAGCTAGACCGGTTTGACTACGACGGGTCAGAGCCGGATGTCGTAGCGACCTGCGCGAGCTGTGACGGGGAAGTATACGAAGGGGACGACGTGGTACTAACGACAGAGGGCGACATCGTACATGAGGAGTGTTTTGCGGCATTCGCAAGGGAGATTTACCGGAATGTTAGCGGAACGATTGACGCCAATGGGCGGATAATCTGAGGAGGTCCAAGTGGGGGAGCTAATTAAGATTGATGGAGTTATTTACCGCGAAGCAAATGACTGGGTAAAAGAAGGTGACTATGTAGTATTCCATGGCTTGTCTTACGAAGACATCGGCAGACTTGCCGCGGGTAAGCCTTATAAGGTAATAAATAGCGTAGAGATAGGAGGATATTTCACCATCGAAGATAATTATGGTGATAGGCGCTATTGCGATTATCGAGAGTATTTTACTTTATTTAAACGGGCAACTGTAAGAGATAATCCGGAAGTTATTAGATATATAATCGACGACCTTAGGGGAGAGATCGAAAGTCTCGAGAGAATGCTGGCGGAGGCCTTGGAGCTAAAATTTGAGGAGGGCTGTGTGGATGAGTAAATTACGTGAAATTAACGGTGGGGTGTTTCGCGAAGTTGATGGATCACCTGACGTAGGAGATTTTATAGTTTACGACAAAGCCCCCGCAGGTAGTATTAAGTACCTTACAGCAGGTGAACTGTATGAAGTCATAGAGACTGGCTATCACGATGAGAACTACATCTTAATCGAAGATGACGAAAACGAGGAGTATAACGCAATTAATGATGACTTCACTGTCTTGGAACGGGTAAATCAAGTAGAGGCTCTACAATATTTACTCGACAAACGCAAAGCCGAGGTCGCCGAGCTAGAAAAGAAACTAGAAGAGGCTAACCGACTAAATGTCGGTGATTACGCGAAAATCATAGCGGTAGACCCCTGCGATTCTCCCTACGGGGTTGCTGTCGGAGATATCGTACAGGTAACCCGTATTGATTATAATTATTGCGGTGTGCCATATAGATGTAAGGGACCTAAATATGAGTGTTGGTTTAACGCCGAGCAACTGGAACGAGCCACAGACGAAGAGGTAGCGGCAGCCAAGCAGTGGGCGAAAATCGGACGTAAGGTCAACGAATACAAGCCCGGCGACATCGTACTATATGAATATAAATCGGAAAACTGTAACGCGATAGGAGAAAGTGGATTTTCCGGGATTCTCGCGGAGATCGACGATATTAGGCTTGATATTGATGAGTGTAAGATTAGCTCTGTACATCTGGTAAAACCATCGTTTGTAGACAATCCTGACGGCACTTGGGCGCAGCTTAATGATGTTAAACTCGTTGTGCCCGTCGAAAACCGCATTGACCGATAGGAGGCGATAACCACGAAATTCAAACTCACGCTCAACAATAGATCGCCGACGGACACCTCCAGAGTAAAAGAGGCGGTACAAAAACGCAAAGCCGCTGGGGTAGCCGAAACTCCCGAAGAAGCATTCGAGCGAATCGGCGCGATGGCCCTTACGCCCAAGCAACGTCAGCAATTTGACGCCGCATTTACCGGATTCAGGTCCGGAGAGATAGGCAGTCTTCGGGCCGACGGCAAACGGTGGACCAAGGGCGACGTGCTTGCGGCGGGGGCGCGGATTTTGCAAAAGCGTAAGGAGGCGGAGAGGGAGCAGCGGATCGATGAGGTGCTTGCGTCAAAGCCTGAGAATTTCCACATCCTTACGCATGATTCGGAGCTGCCTGCGTTTGTTGATCGCTTGCGCACCGAATGTAAACGGCAGATGACGGAGTGGGCTGGAAAATACGACTTTCTCGGCGTGAAATCGATGACGGCAGGCGACTTTGAGGGTACTGGAGTCGATTCGTATATCGACTTAAGTATTGGGTTTTCGATATGGCTCCCGTTGCTGGGCGAGGGCTATTACCTTCCGTATGGGCATGTAGATATGCGGGGAGTCGAGGGCTTCGAGTTTTTAAACGACACATTCGCTTTCAAGGCTGGCGACCCGCAGCTCACGCGCTCGAAGGTGCTGGACGCAATCAAGCCGTATCTATCGCAGCCAATCCACGGCAAAACGTTTCATATGGGCAGTGCACGTTATGACCTTCACGTTGCCCGAAACGACGGGTACGAAATTCACGGCTGTGTCTGGGATACGTTGGACGCGATGCATCTCCTAAATGAGCATGAGGAAAAGTACGGGCTAAAAAAGATTGTCGAAAAGTACGGAAAGTATTTCGATATCCCCGGTCCCATATACACATTTGAGGATATGTTCGGAAACAGATCGCCGGCTCCGTTTAGCGTAGAGCTAGTCGGAATATACGCAATCAAAGACGTTCTGTACGGCTGGAAACTTTTCGAGTGGCAAGTCGAGATGATGCGGAAATCTCCCGGCTGCCTGCTCGAATGCTACGCGAAAATTGACTCGAAGTTGCCCGAAGTTGACGTATTCATGGCGAGATGTGGCTTTGAGATCGACCTTGATGGGCTCAAGGCGCTAGAGGAGGAATTCATACCGGCTCTCGAACAGGCTAAACATGACGTGATTAAGACTTACGGCATAGATGACGGGTTTGTCCGCAAGATGGACCGCACGCTCAGCGTAACGAAAATAAATAAGTGGATCGAGGCGCAGAGAGCACGAATTAAACGATGGGAGGACAGTGTCAGAAGGCAGCAAAAGATCGTAAATGAGTGCGAGACTGCGGGAAAAACGGGGTTGAAGAAGTACCGGGATGCGAAGGAGAAGCTTCGGAAACTTTACGCAGAAAAGCCGGTCCCTGCCAATGAGGAACACGCACCAAGGTATGTCACAGAGTTTTCGATCACCAACGGTAACCATCTCAAGTATCTGATTTACGACCACCTCGGCATTATGGACGTAACCCCTAAGTTTTATCGTGGCAAAGAGCGGTCAACTGCGTCAGATGTTATGGAAGAGTATTTCGAGACGGAAACTGCACTTAAGCCGCTAGCTACCGTGGCAACCTACGAAAAATTGCTGAATACCTATATCCGCAAAATACCTCATGCGCTTGAGGCAGACGGACGGTTGCATACGGAGTTTAAAGCTGGGGGTACGAGGACAGGACGGTATAGTAGTTCCGGCTATGAGGGCAGGCCGATTGACATACTGGATGAGATTAAGGAGGGATAAAATGTACTTTACCTTTAATCAGAATAATCCCGGAGGCTTTACTGTTGTAAATGATTCTGTATGTGGCGTTGTAATAATTGAAGCTGATACGGCAGATCAAGCAAACAAAAAAGCCGAAGAGATTGGTATTTATTTTTATGGGTGTTCTACTGGGAATGACTGCCCTTGTTGTGGAGACAGGTGGGATGCACAATACAATGACGCAGAAGGAACAGACGAACCTGAAATATACGGGGTACCCGTGTGCGAGGTTAAGAGGGGTCTTTTCAGGAGTCAGGCGTACATCTATCGTTTAGGCGGGACGAAAGAGGTCGTAAATTTCCGTGATAACTGACGAAAACTACCACGATATAGTCCGGAAACTCATCGCCAGCAACGAGAAAGTTCCTAAAGGCACGAATCTTCAAAACCTCCCGGCAAAGGGCGCAGGTGTCCGGGTCCGAAATTGTTTTAAACCGCGAGACGGCTTTACGTTTGTCGGAGCTGACCTCGGACAAATTGAACCTAGAATCATGGCGCACATTATGTATACAAAGTACGGGGACAACTCTATGCGTCAGATATTTATGGATGACGTGGACTTGTATACAAAAATGGCGATGATGACCTTCGGGCTGCCTGAGCAAGTGTGCCTTGATGGGGCATGGTACGATCCCGTAAGTGGTCAAGGTGGGTTTGGGGGAGAGCCGCCGGCGACCGCATATTACCCTCGTAAAATGATGAAAACGGGCCAGCTTGCGGTGAGTTACGACCAATCACCGCGGGCGTTTGCGAAAAAGATGAACGTTACTGAGGACGTTGCGCACATGTTCTTTGAGAGATTCGACGGGACTTTTCCGTCTTTTAAGACGATGGTCAAGGATTATCGTGAGATGATGATAAAAGACGGCTACGTCGAGACGCTGTTCGGTCGGAAACGTAGATTCCCCGACTTTAACGCTACCGCCGCATCGGTAAAACGAAATGAGCAACGGTTACGCCGACTGTACTCAGAGCGTAAAAGGATCCAAGGCATCGCCAGTCCACGGGAAGCTGACCGAAAGAGACTAATCGCCGTACAAGACGAAATTGATATCCTCTCGAAAGAGCGCGGACTTGTCGGGTACTGGCTCAGAGCCGCCTTTAACGCGGTCATCCAAGGTACCGGTGCCGATATCCTAAAACTGATCGGCATTCGAAATGCGGAAGTGTGCCGGGAACGCGGATGGGAGATGAACGCAAGTATCCACGACGAGATCAAAAACTCAATTCCGAACGATCAGCTTACAACGGAAACGATCGATCTAATCAACGAGATTATGACGAAAACGGTCGAGCTAAGTGTTCCACTCGTGACGGATACGGTTATTGAGCCCTGCTGGATGCAGACCTACAAGCCGGAAGAATGGGACTTCGCAGGCTGCCGGCCGATCATAGAGAAATACGACGAAAAGGGCCGAGTGTATGACGATTATGACGAACGGCTACAGGCCGCGAAAGGAGTTGCATAGATGTACTACGTAATTATGATCGATGATATTCCGTATATGAAAGAAGGTTGCTATATCCCGACATATGAAACGGTGGATGCTGCGGAAAAATGGGCGAGGAAGTTGTCGACATTTGGGGGCTACCGGAATAGCAAGATCGAAGTCACTCGGGCTACCTTTAAGCCTATTACGACAGTTAGTGAGGGGCTGCGCAAATGAGAGAAATATACACGGTGTTTGACCTCGAAACTACCGGACTCGATCCAAGGAAAGACCAGATTACGGAAATAGCCGCGATCCGCACCGATTTAATCCGGGAGTATGGCCGGCTGGACTTCCGGATCACGAAAAATTCCGGCACTAAGCTGACGCCGGAAATCGTAAATTTGACCGGAATCAACGAAAGCATGATGCGAGGAGGTATTCCCGAAGAACTCGCAATTCCACTGCTTGCGTGCTTTATGAGCGGCTCTATAGTGGTCGCGCACCATGCACCTTTTGACTTATCGTTTCTTGCACGGTATCTAGTTGAGCCAAGTTCCTTTGTTTGTACCCGAGCTCTTTCGAAGTTGGTAGAGCCGGATGAATCAGCGAGTCTTGCCGCAGTTGCTGAGCGTAGAGGTATCGAGTTAACCAGGCACCACCGCGCTATGGCTGACGTGGAGGCAACGGTAAAAGTATTCCAACTGACCAAGGCGGAGGCTGACGCGCTGGGAATACGGTATTACAACGTTCTCATCAACGACGAGGAACGGCCGCTGACTTACATTCCAAAGCTCGCGAAAGTCATTGATAAAACAAAGGGGGAGATCGTATCTCGCAAGCAATAGCAGACCAGATCGCAAAGGATTTTGTAGAGTACCTAGACAACTGGCATTCTCGGCCAGAGGTATATGACGACGAGTTAGACGCTAAATTACATCAGTGGTATGCCAACGAGTTCAAATACAAAAAAGTGTGGCCGCCGAGAGACATGCCTTACTTCTCTCCGTCAAGTGCGAACAGTGACCTACGGGAGCTATACGAGAAGATAAACGGAGCTAAAAGAGACGTTGTACAAAAGCCTCCCTATCAAGGCCGTTGGCAACGAATTGGAACCGCAATTGGGGATGCGATCCAACGCGATATACTCATCGCAGAAAGACACCTCGACAACCCAGCATTCAGGTTTGAAAAAAACGTTGATGAAACCCCCATGTTTGAGGAGTTTGCGAAGGAATCTCACGCTATTACTCACCAAAATAAGAAGTTTGCTTTATACGGAGCTTGCGATGGTATCCTACTTTATACGTCCAAAGATGGCGAGGCCATTCGAGTCGGACTCGAAATAAAATCGAAGCAGACGACATACTCGCAGACATCGCTTTACTCTATGCGGGAGCCAAAAGATGACCATATAAAGCAGACGGTTTGTTACTCTATCATGTACGACGTAGACTACTATATCATCCTTTACGTCAACGCCTCAAAGAAAGGTTGGAACATGAGCGAGGAGGATTACGCAAAAAGCCCTGATATACGGGCGTTTGGGATTTACATTACCGACACCATGAGAAGTGACGTTTTAGATACATTCGTAGGTGTACTTGAGCACATAAGTAAAGGAATACCCCCGGCTCTGGACATTGAAAAGTGGACGTTTAACAACTATAAGAGAGCCTGTGCCTTATCGCTGTCCGACGAGGAATACGACGATATCAAACGAAAGTCTGACCGTATGCTCCGTAGCTCACTACCGGACTGGAAAAAGTCAGTGTACCGGGAATGCGTCGAGTATATCACGACTATCAGATCGGAGGTGACCGAGGCTGACAAGAAAGAAACAGCAAGCTGAACGTTATCTCGGTCTAGACTTATCGCTTCGTGGTCCGGGGTTTGCGGACATTGCCGTCAAAGACCGTAAGCCTGCCTTAATACGATCCGCACATTTCAAAACGACGACCGGAGAGACGCGCGTCCAGTCATACGAAGCGATAGAATCATACGCATATCTCTTTGTCCGAGAGCAGACGAAATCAGGTGCGTCTCCATATATGGGGATAATCCGGGAGGCATGGCCACCAGCCCGCAACTACGAAAATAACGACAAGGTGCACGGAGCGTGGTCGGCAGTGGATCGGGCGCTCGAACGATTTGGCCAACGCGTCACCGATCATCTTTCTCCGTCCACCGTTAAACGACTTGTAACCGGATCAGGAAAAGCCGAAAAGGAGGACGTAGCCGACGCAGTCCGCAAGCTGCTCGGCCTCTCTCCCGACTATGTATTCGCGAGTGATGACGAAAGCGATGCCTGTGCCGTTGCGCTTGCATGGCTCATACAAAACGGAGTGATCGACACATGACGCCGGAGGATTACGCTCATACTCTTGAGTACCTAATCGCAGATTTGCAGAGGTGTATCGACATAAAAGAGCATGACCTTGATCTGTATCGTAAAAGGCTTAACGAGTATAAGTCAGAATTGGAGGAGATCAGACATAAATACCGTCATTACGAAAAACAACGGAAGTAGGCAACTCCCTTTTGACGAGCCGAGGTTACTTGCGTTTATCCAGTCGGCAACCCATCGATATCCTCATTTGGATACGGTGGAATATACCGAAAGTCTCATCGAAACCATTACGTCAAAACAAGAGTTTCCTGCCGACAAGATTACGCATGAGGCGATCCTTAAAGCTTTAGACAACGTCGGATTACCTGACTCAGACGAAGGAACGCACCCGGACTGGACGTATGTAGCTGCGTATGTACTCTTGCGCTCCTTATACAAGGCAGCGTCAAAAAATCGGGTATATGATGCGTCTCAAAAATATGGTGACTTTTACGCACTTATCAAGACGTTATCTACTCAGGGCATCTACTCACCGGACATCTTAAGGCTGTATAGCAAAGACGAGATTAACGAGTTCGGGCGTGAGATCGAACCTGAGCGTGACAAACTTTTTAATTACATCGGGCTCAAAACGCTGGCTGACCGGTACCTTGCAAAATCATACGACGGTGAAGTATACGAACTACCGCAAGAGCGGTTTATGATCATTGCCATGACACTGATGATGCACGAAAGGGAGGACCACCGGGCCGATCTCGTAAAGGAGGCGTACTGGGCCCTCAGCAACCTGTACATGACGGTAGCAACGCCAACACTCGCAAATGCCGGCTTGAGCTTCGGCCAGTTATCGAGTTGCTTCATCGATACAGTAGACGACTCCCTTCGCAGTATCTACGACTCGAATACAGACGTTGCAATGCTTTCTAAAAACGGAGGAGGAATCGGGGTTTACGTCGGAAAGCTTCGCGCAAGGGGCAGCGACATCAAAGGCTTCAAGGGCGTTAGTTCCGGTGTTATCCCGTGGGTTCGCCAGCTCAACAATACGGCAGTAAGCGTGGATCAACTCGGCCGGCGTAAAGGCAGCATTGCCGTATATCTGGACGTTTGGCACAAAGATATTCTCGCGTTTCTTGATCTAAAGCTGAACAACGGCGATGAGCGTCTGAGGGCTCACGACATTTTTCCGGGCGTGTGCATTCCCGACTTGTTTATGGAGACCGTCCGAGATCGTGGAGACTGGTACCTTTTCGATCCACACGAAGTGCGTCGGGTGATGGGGTACTCATTGGAGGACTTTTACGACGAGAAAAAGGGCGAAGGGTCTTTCCGGCAAAGATACGAGGAATGCGTAGACAGCCCGGAGTTAGCCAAAGTCAGAGTGCCGGCCATCGAAATCATGAAAAGTATTATGAAATCGCAGCTCGAAACGGGAACGCCGTACATGTTTTACCGTGACGAGGCCAACCGGATGAACCCGAACAGCCACGCCGGAATGATCTACTGCACGAATTTATGTACGGAAATCATGCAAAACATGTCACCAACCGTTGTTGTAAAAGAGTATACAGACAGGGACGGAGATATCATCACGACCAAGATTCCGGGGGATTTCGTCGTATGTAACTTATCATCGATAAACCTCGCACGGGCGTATGAAGTGCTTGACCGTCTCATCCCTATTCAAGTCCGGATGCTTGACAACGTCATCGACATCAACGCTGACAAAATCGAGGTACAGCAGGCGGTAGTTACAAACAAAAAATATCGTGCGATTGGTTTGGGGACGTTCGGCTGGCATCACCTTCTCGCAGTCCGAGGAATTCAGTGGGAATCAGAAGAAGCCGTGACGTTTGCCAACGATCTATACGAAAAGATTGCATATCTGACGATTCGTGCATCGTGCCTACTTGCTGCTGAAAAAGGCCCGTACCCGGCTTACGAAGTTTCCGACTGGTCGAACGGTGATTACTTTATCAAGCGTGGTTACGCCCGTCCCGGCTTTCTCGAAATGAAAAAAGGCGACTTGACCGATTGGGAAGACTTAGCCGACAACGTGACAATATACGGCATCCGAAACGGCTACCTTATGGCGGTGGCACCGAATATGTCTACCGCAAAGATCGGCGGCAGTACCGACGGAATCGATCCGATATTTATGCGGACGTATTCCGAGGAGAAGAGCAAGTACAAGATTCCGGTTACTGTGCCGGACCTGACGTCGAGCACGATGTGGCTGTATAAATCCGCATTTAATATCGATCAATCTTGGAGCATCCGGCAGAATGCGGCACGGCAAAAACACATCGATCAGGGCATTTCGTTTAACCTCTACGTGCCTAACGGAGTGAAAGCGAAGGACCTGCTCGACCTACACATGCAGGCGTGGGAATCGGGGCTGAAATCGACGTACTATTTACGATCGGCGACGACGGAGATTGAGGAGTGCGAAGCTTGCTCATCATAAAGGAGGCTGCTGAATGCAACGAAGAAAACTCTATGATATAACCGCACCAAACCGCAGCACCGGAATTATCAACGGCCAGTCCTCGAACGTCCTAAACTGGGACGACTGCCGGTTTCCGTGGGCTTATCCGATGTACCGGAATATGCTCCGTAACTTCTGGATTCCGGATGAGGTGCCGATGACCGCCGACATCAAACAGTGGTCATCCGAGCTTGGCGACCACGAGAGAGATACGTTTAAGAAGGTAATCGGGCTGCTCGCGTTTTTGGATTCGGTGCAGACGGATTACTCCGGCAAAGTTGCCGATTACCTAACGGATTCTTCGTTATCTGCGCTCATGTCGGTGCTCTCGTTTCAGGAAGTTGTCCATAACCAGTCATATTCATACGTTTTATCATCGCTGGTGCCCAAAAGCGAGCAAGACGAAATATTCGAATATTGGAAAACGGATGCCGTGCTGCGTGAGCGTAACGATTTCCTAGCCGCAGGATACCAGCGGTTTGTAGACGACCCAACGCCGCAAACATTCATGGAATCGGTGGTGTACGATGTCATACTCGAAGGGCTGTTCTTTTACTCGGGATTCGCGTTTTTCTACAACATGGCGAGAAACGGAAAGATGCTCGGAACCAACACGATGATACGGTTTATCAATAGGGACGAGGAAATCCACGTCAGGCTGTTCACGCAGATTTTTCGGGAATTACTTGCCGAAAATCCCGAATTAGACAACGAAGAAACATATGAATTTGTCCGACAGACTTTCCGAAAGGCAGCCGAGTTGGAGATCGCATGGAGCGAGTACATTATCGGGGATAGGTTCGATGGTGTGACCTCGCGCGACCTCGATAAATACGTCAGATTCATGGCAAACAAACGTGCCAACGAGTTGGGCATCGAAAGGCCATTCGAAGGGTATAGGCGGAATAATCTCAGATGGATTAAGGCGTACGAGGAAAACGATGCGGGAAAGACGGACTTTTTCGAATCCCGAGTTACCCAGTACGTGAAGGTGTCTGACGATAACGGATTTGACGAATTATAGGAGGCGATTGTATGGAAGTTAAAATAAAAAAGCTACACCCCGACGCAGTCATTCCGCAGTACGCAACGGCAGGAGCTGCCGGATTTGATCTTGTTGCGGTTGAGGATCGGCTTATTCAACCGGGTGAGACTAAGACGGTATCTACTGGGTTAGCCTTTGAAATACCTGAGGGATACGAAATACAGATTAGACCAAGGTCTGGGGTATCAGTGAGAACTCCATTACGCATACCAAACGCTCCGGGTACCATCGACCACGACTACCGGGGAGAAGTAAAAGTGCTGCTCTCGAACACGAGTCATCCTATGTATAGTCCCGGACTCTTTTTACGGACAATAGATGGCGATGCTCTACTTGATTTTACAGTGGCAGGTCTCGAATTTGAAACGGGCTCCTACATCGTCCAAAAGGGAGACCGCATCGCTCAAGGCATCATCGCTCCAGTAGAGCGTGCGGAGTTTACCGTAGTTGGTGAGCTTAGCGAAACGAAACGCGGAGCAGGCGGATTCGGACATACGGGGGTGGTAGCGAAATGATATACGGAATTAAGGTAGATGATTATATTTTGGCAACGTATGATACACCGGAAGAAGCGTATGAAGCAGCTAAGTTTGCTTATGGAGAAACGGGTTCGTTCCATGGAGTTGTAGCTATCACGCCGTTTGAAGAAGAAGTAAGCAAATTGCAAGAGAAGGTATCGACTTACCGTAAACGGGAACTGGAACTTGTGAACGCCTTAATGAACATAAAAAGGGAACTTGCATGGGGTGACGCAGAAAATGCGGTCTCAAAGGCTACTTATCGCATTGAAAACATTCTTAGAGAATTGCAAGGAGGAGAAATAGATAATGGCTAAGTGCTGGAATTGCGGTGTAGTGGAAATCCCCGAACCCGAGTATTATTGCGCCTGCCCCTCGAATGAATGTGAATGTGGATGCTATGGCGCTCTGGTAGACCCTCCGTTTTGTGAAGAGTGCTGGCATAAAATGATGATTCAGACAGGAGAAACAGACAATGATTAAGGTGATGTTTAGCGCTTCAAGCGAAACTATAAGAAACGCAGCCCAACGTTTAGTAGATAGAGATGACGATAGTGTTTTGATTTTGGCTCCTTTCGCAGGGGATGCCTCAACGTATGCTCCACCGAAAAAGGGCAAGTACAAAGGCTACTATCGTTTGGAACTCAACGTTTTAATTCCGGAAGGTGCGATTAAGGGAGAAGACTGCATCAATGATTTTGCGGCTTTTGCCGTTGTACGGTTGCCTAAAGAACGGGTGCAGGAGCATCTGTGGAAGGAGGCGGAGGAATGAAGTACACTCGCGAAAGTATCATCGCAAAATGGGATACTTTGAGTAACCTCGATAGAGACGAGTGGGTAGCAACGGCAGTAATGGGTATAATGGGCTGGTCGTGGCCCTACCAATTTTATCCGTGGGTATTAATCGCCGATGCATGGCGCGTCCTTGAAAAACTGCGCGGTAAGTGGTTCGTCAGGATAGCCGACTTCGGTCGCCACGGCTGGGGCGTTGAGTTAGTTTCGGAAACAGCCGCAATACCATACGTCAGTGTAACACGGGAGACTGTACAAGAGGCGATATGCTTAGCCGCATTGATTGCGGTATTGACCGGAGAGGAGGGTGAGTAAGTGGGCGTACTTCTAGAAAAATTCCCTATTATCGCACCAGATGGTGAAGAGTATCGAATTACGTTTTACGAAGAGATAGCAACAATCTGGACAGCTACATTGTACAAAGAAAGGAAACGGAAGCTATTCGGAATGTTTCGGTTTAAGAAAATATATGTGGTTCGTCTTGAGGACGACAACCCTACGGACGGCAAACGGGTCGATTTTGCGGCCTGTGCTAAGTATGTTTGGCGAAAGTACAAAAGAGAAGAAAACGCTAGGATCGAGGCCGAGCAACTACGGCTAGATGCGATCAAACATTTTGAAGAATGGGACGGAAAATTATAGGGAGGTCGAATAGATGCCGGACATGACACTCGGCCTACTCTATTATCATGCAAATCGGCTTTGCCGTAGACATTGGTCGACCAATTTTACCGGAAAAATCGAATTGGTTAACCGAGACTGGAAACGTCGCATTGGATACTTCACAGGTTACGACGACGGAACGACTGTACTACGATTTAGCAGTAAAGTAAACGCAAGACTACCGAGATCGGAAGTACTCGATGCTTTATTACACGAGCTTGTACACTGGTACCTATTTACGCAAGGCCTACCGTTCGGGGACGGGGATGAAGATTTTGTCAAAGAGGCCCTGCGCGTGGGGGCTCCGATTAGCGGCACGAGAGAGGCCCAGCGTGCAGCGTACCAATATAAAAAATATACGGAGGAGGACGAGGTATGAGTCTCGACCATAAACTAAAGGCACTCTATTCATCAACGTGTGTAGCGGCGAATCTAGGTATTACTCTCACAGATAAAGAATTCGAGGAATTCGATACAGTCGAACTACTTGCGTTAGACTCTCGTTTGTTTGAACACGGAAGGAAGATAGACCGAGATGAACTCAAACTGCAAATTATCAACGATATGAAGTCCGTTATCGAGGATATGAGGAAGGAGGACGCTTAATTTGAAATTTACGTATACACGCGGGGAAGATTGGAATATCTGGGTTATCGTAAACCGAAAGACTGGTGGTTGTATGGCAGCAGGCAAGTCTGCATATCGCACCGAAGGAACTGCAAAGTGGGCACTGTCTTACTGGAGCAACCGGCTTAAGCGAAACCGTGAGGATTATGTAATTATCGAGTTAACTGGCGAGGATATGTTACAGCTACTTAGGCGTAAATCGGCTCCGACACTCGACGAACTCTGCGCAAGTATCAACGACGAAAACCGCCATGAGGGGATTGATTTCGGTGAGCCTGTCGGGGAGGAAATATGGTAACTATATACGAAGTAGCAAAGTACTTCATCAAATATGCAAACTCTAGGCGTGAACTCCTATGTCATCTTAAATTGCAGAAACTATGTTACTATGCACAAGCATGGTACTTGGCTTTCTTTGGTGAATCTATGTTTGATGATGAATTTGAAGCCTGGGTTCACGGTCCAGTAAACTACAAACTTTACCTTGATTATAAGAAATTTGGTTGGAGCCCAATTAAAGAGAACACAGAAGGTTTTCAGGAAGATTCCATCTTTGATGATAACCAGCTACACGTTTTAGACCAAGTTTGGGAGAGGTATGGTCGACTTGATGTGAAGGTGTTAGAAGCTTTAACCCACGGCGAAGACCCTTGGAAGAAAGCACGAATGTTGTTGGAAAATGACCCATATTCACCTGCAATCATCGTGAAAGACGATATGATGTCGTTTTATAGAGGAAAAATTAAGGAGGAATAGGGCATGGAGAACGTAAAATACCGGAAGGTTAAACGAGCTGCTAAGGTAGGAGAAAAGATTCGGGCAGTTGATGCGAAGCCGTACTGGGGGCGTTACTACGAGAATGGGGATAAGTTTGAAGTTATTAAAACTTGTGCTAATGGTGTCTTGTGTAGGCGTATCGGCGACGAGGACGAGGAGGGGCGGTTGTACACTCTCTGGAGTAGTGAATACGTAGTCCTTGAGCCAATCGAAGAACCCGATGAAATTTCCGACATCAAGAACGAAATGGAGCGTCTCACTGGCGAGCTAGCAACGTTGGCCCTCCGCGTATCAAAACTGGAGGAGCCGAAATCGCCGCAGGAAATCCGTGATGAGATCGTCGAGAGAGCGAGGGCATATATCGGGATGTTTGACTCACGGGCGGCCCGCGTTTACTCCACAGAGTATATTGTTAATCGCAAAAAGAAAACGGTAGTATGCCTGCTTCGCGGTGCCGGTACAAAGGTAATCAGAGGCATCGCAAAATGCGCGCCCGAAGACGTATTCAACTCACACATCGGCCGGGCTATTGCACTCAGGCGTGCATTAAGGCTGGAGGTGCCCGCGGAATATCTGAGCGTGCCGAATCCTACGGTGGTTAGAATCGGAGATATCGTTAATAAATATGCTTGGGTAGGTACTATGCACCCGTACAAAACCTTCCAAGTAGGCACAAAAACGGATGGAGAATCACGTATTTTGTCTTTAGATAGCATAGATAGCTACTGTACGCTTACCGACGACTCACGCGAGGAGGGTGCGCTTGATGCCTACCTTGCCTAACATTGCCCTCACCGGCAAGCTCCGCGCAGGAAAGGACACCGTCGCCGAATATCTCATGGAGAGATACGGGTACGCCCGTTACGCCTTTGGCGACGGTGTAAAGGACGACTTCCACCGCGAGAATCCCGCTGTTCCCCGTCACCCGAAGCCGCGCGCTGCGTACCAAGAGCACGGCCAGATGATGCGGGAGAAGTACGGGCATGACGTATGGGTCGTCCGCACAATGAGCCAGATCGCCGCCAGAAAGGACGATAGGTCTATCGTCATTACGGACGTGAGGCAACCAAATGAGCTAATCTGGGTCAAATCGTCAGGGTACGTCGTAATTCGCGTCAATGCATTGGACGGCCTGCGAATCCTGCGGGCTGTCGAGTCCAGAGACCATTTCCATTACGCTGATCTAATGCACGAAACGGAGAAGCATATCGACGGCTTCACCGTTGACTACGAGATTGACAACAACGGTGATCTGTTCGATTTATACGCACAGATCGACGATATCATTGTCCGCGCCCGTCGGGGGCATCGTAATCTTTCCGTTTAAACAACATCCAACCCTGATAATCCCCGTCGTAGTAGTACCGGGCGTTTTCGACGGGGATGCCAAACTTGTCGTAGTAACGTTTGGCATACGCATAGTGCCTATTTCGGTCGAACTGAACGGGATTGGCACTCGGAGCCTTAATGATCTCCCATTTGCCGAGAGCAATGCGCCTGTTTGCTTTGTCATAACCAATGTATAACTTGATCGGCATGTCTCGGCAACTCAGCTTCTCAACGAGTCCGGAACTAAGACGCAGGCGCCCGTGTAGATCGGTAGATACGTAAGGCTCGCCGACGTAGGCACTATCATTCGCCCACACTTCGATTTCAATTTTTGGCATATCCGAAACACCTCACTGATAAACGATTTTACCACGATTATAACACGATAATGAAAGAAACGTAAAGGAGGCGGTTTATTGGGACACGTTAAGATTGATATTCAAGAGAAAGACCGCAAGTACACTCAAACCTACGCACTAAACACGCCTAAAGGAGTCGCAAGGCTCCTGCGGGACAGGTACCGAATTGCCGAGCGCAGATTTAAGGGAGATACGGCGGCATCCGATATCCTAATCGATTTATCCAGCGCGATCGAGTCGGCAGGGTTGACGCAGAGACAAGCGGAGGCCCTTGCGTTAGTCCACGGTAAATGGCAGCTTACACAGTCGGAGGCCGCGGAGGTGATGGGTGTCAAGCAACAAGTTGTATCGCAGTTTTTGCGAGAGGTTTACGGCAAATTAGCGGCAATTTACCGGAAATGGAGTTACGGAGAGATCATCGTAGAATACACCGAGTCGGAAGGAGAACGAGATATTGAACGATAGAATAGCTTTTAACGAGGCGGTCACCGAATTAATTGCGGAGAACATCACCGATAGATCAGAGAGAATCAAGGCGGTAGAAGCGCTGACCGATGCGTACATTGACTCGATTGGTCAGGTGCCTGACTCCGCCCAGCTCGAGCGACTTGCGGATTATATTCTTACCGAGGAGCTAACCGATATGCACCCGGATAAGATGACGAGGGAGGAATACCCGTTCTTTAGCTCGTGGCAAATACAGCGCAGGCGAAACAAGGAATCTTCGTCCGGTGAGGCGGCAACGGTCGGGGTTGACGGTAGAGAGCATCGGAAGATGACAAGAAGGAAACGGAGGAGGGCCGAAGATAATTACGTAGACAGGAGCGCCAAGATACGGAATAAGGAGCGCCGCGAGAGGTACCGGATTGAGCGGAGACCCGGCGAGGTTAGGACGTACTACCAACAGTAAAAGAACAAAAAATAGCTCCCCAAACGTGCAGGGAGCCCGATGAAAGCGAATATTGAATATTGACTTTATAAAATTAACACAGGCACCAAGACTTTGCTAGAAACAAAATATGGAAAAAAGGGGGGTGCTAATAACTACCTCTTGAGATGAGAAAAGAAATTTATAAACAACACCTGTAAAACTGCTCCTTAGCTGGCCTTATAAGTGAGAGGGATTTTTCGAAATAACCTTATAAAAAGTCCCATTAGCTGGTCATATATAGTAGACGCCCATTTGCGGCGTCTTTTTTCGTTTGCTCTTACTTTATAGTCTGAGCCAACCAAATAAAACGATAAAGGAGTCGAGTACATGGCGGAAAAACAAATCGCTAGTATCACACTGAAAGTAGACGTATCGGAGGCATTAACGGGACTAAAGGCGCTGACCCGCGAGGCACGGAAGGCAACCGCAGCACTTGCGGAGTTAAGGGAAGCAGTGAAAGAACCGGTCGTAGTTCTCCCAGCGGAAGACATGCGGCAAGAACTTATCGGTAGTTGGCGCTATGACGGAGCACTTACGTTCTCAACAGAGGCGGGTGCTGGTCGCAATGAATAACATCGCATTTGCCGATTCAGGCACCGCATACCACCCGGAAACTGGCGAGCGCATCGTATGGGGGACTGTATCGGAACATAAACTTGTTAGCAAAGCGCAAGCCGAAGCGTACAAGGAACGCGAAGAGTTTAAAGGCCGCCAGAGTGATTTTACCTTTACCGCAATGGATGCTATTAACGAAGTTACAGCCGTACTTACTACAGCTCAATGCGGCTACCTAGTCTTACTGCAATGCTTCGTCAACTACGGAGACGGAACGCTTGTCGATTCGGAGGATATCCCGATGTCGACGAAAGATATGCAAACAGTACTTCAGTTGACACGGAAAAGGCAAACGTTCTACGACTTCCTGAATGCGTGTCTTGAGCACGATATCATACGGAAAAAAGACGATAACAGTTACTCGGTTAATCCGCGCTACCATTTCCGCGGAGCCACCGATAACAAGGCGGTTATCCGCTCATATACAGCGATGGTCAAACGTGTATACCGGGAAGTCAGGGCGGTTGACCTCGGCCTGATTTATCGGATGTTACCATATGTGCACTATAAGACAAACGCTCTGTGTGCCAACCCGTCGGAGCCTGACGTCAAAAGTATCCGATGGTTTAACGGGAAGGAGCTTGCGGCCGTTCTCGGTATTAATTCGATGGAGCTATCGAGGAGGCTGCCGAGAATGCGGTTCGGAGATGAATACGTGGTCGCCCGGCTAAAGGTCGGAGGTATAGCGTATTATATATTCAATCCAAACGTGTTTTACAGAAAAACATCGAAGCCAGACGACACCTTAGTAGCAATGTTTAACGTCAATTATGAGAAGTGATTCCGAAAAAGTTGCGCTTATTCGTACAAATCAGCAAAAAAGTTGCGCTTATTCGTACAGCTAAAAATGGCAATGCAGTCTTGCGTGGCACGGCTTCGCGGGCTTTTTGACGTTAAATTATATCTTATATCTTCTATGACGTATCTATCAATCGCCTGACGGCGAACACTGCGCAAGTCACTTCGTTCCTTGCTTGTGTATATAGATAATACCTTTATCGTCGATCTTTAAAAAAAATAGATAATAGACGAGGAAGGATAACTATTACCAAGACACGGAGCGTCAGCGACGGGTCGAAGGTCGCAAGGAGCGAAGCGACGTAGCGATAAGGAGGTCTTTACCATGTACGTAACTATATTCGCAATCATTACCGCAATTGCCGGTGGTATAGTCATATATGCACTTTACTATGATACTCGCAATTACCGGCAATTCATGAAGGTGATGACGGAATCAGAACGCAGGATGCGGGAATTTGACGATGAGTACGAAGAAGTATCCGTTCGCATTGCGGAAGGACGAGAGGGAATGAAACGGGGGAAACGATTATATGACCGTTAGACTATCCTACTTGGAAAACGATGATCTGATTGTATGTGGCGATGACATCCTCTACAAACAAGGGGCAATTGCGCTTGTTAAACGGGGACTACAAGAGCCGATGTTTACGCTAAAGGGCTATGTTCAGGTCGATATAGATTACGAGGAGGAGCATTAATATGGCGTACCATTTTATCGCATTAGAGGGTGTTGGCGACCGCCGTATCGCTTGGCATTATGCATCCGAGGGGAAGCTTGATAAGGAGACGCTTAGGGCGTTTGTGGCGAAAGCTAAAGGTATGACTGGCGGTATTCATAAAATCCAAACCGACTCTACATCTTGGCAGTCAGTTGTGGATAGGGACTCGTATTTTGCCGATGTACTTGTTACCCGAGATGCGGATGAGTTTATCCGTAAGTGCCGGCTTTTAGATAGATTACGGTACTTACAAAGATGGGTCGATGATATGAGCGGGTTTACGGGCTTTTATATACAGCGTGATCTGGCTGATGCAAAACGCGAAATACGAGAGATAGAAAAAGAACTGTACCACAGAGGCGGAGTTATACGAAAGGAGGACGGTAATCATGACGTTTAAAAAATCGTTAAGCACGGAGCAATATACGGCAATCGGCTATTTAGCGTTGCCAAAGAAAGGCGGAAAGACATACGCAGAGATTGCCGAGATATGCGGGGTGCATCCGAACACAATAGGCAACTGGCGTAAGGATCAGATGTTCGAGGCGGAGCTTAAGCGTCAGATGGTCCGCAACAGTCAGGAGAAGTTGCCGGAGTTAATCGATAGCCTGACGGAGATTGCTATCCGGGATGGTAACGCAGCAATGGCTAAGCTTGCGCTACAGATTAACGGTATGCTGACCGACCGGATCGAGGTTGAAACGACCGGGCCGGACCAAGTCGATGTGGAGGCGTTGAACCAGCGGCTGGCTGCGTTCAAAGACCGCCGTACACAGTAGGGGGATTAGACGGGCAGTAATATGTAGGGCTGCGTTGTAACTATGTGTGTTACAGTGGGATTGAGACGATCGGCTTTCGTTGACCAATCGTAACCGGGTCGATTACATCC